ATGAATATCAAACAGCCACAATACACCTTCTCCGCACTTGCCCTGGCGGTCGTCGTCGGACTGAGCGGACCGGCTCTGGCCCAATCGGCGGCAGGTTCTAGCCCAGGTGCTGCAGCACCCTCTGCCGCATCCAAGGCGGCACAGCCACAGGTAGATGACAAGGCCGCCCGGGACGCCATTTCATAGTTCGCCCTCCTCCGTTAAAGTTCGCAAATACCCCTTACCCCCAAGCCTCGCGCTAAATCATCGTTCGCACGTGTTCGCCGTAGTTCGTTGACAGCCAGACTTTTAACTGGGTAAATTCCGGGTAAACCAACTTTACCCATTTGGATTTTACCCAATGCTCACCGTTAAACAGATTGATGCCGCAAAGCCCACGGATAAGCCTTACAGGATTTCAGACGGTAACGGGCTATATGTTTACATCCCTGCCTCAGGGAAGAAGGTTTGGCAGTTGCGGTATCAGTTTGAAGGGAAGGAAAAGATTCACACGGTAGGCAAGTATCCTGAAATTGGCCCTGCTGAGGCGCGAAACATCGCATTTGAAGTAAAGCGCGATCTCGCTATTGGCCTGAATCCCGCAGCAAAGAAAAAGCAGCAGGAAAAGGTTCCAGATACATTCGGGTCAATCTATGAAGAGTGGTATAAGCACAAAAGGCAGGTATGGTCTGAGGGGTATGCTGTAGAGCTACAGCGCATGTTCGAGGCAGACATCCTTCCATATATAGGCAAGATGACTATGGATGACATTGAGCCAATGACGCTGCTGAAGGTACTGCGCAGGTTTGAGGAGCGCGGCGCAATGGAGAGAGCAAATAAAGCACGACGACGCTGTGGTGAAGTATTCCGATATGCCGTAGTGACGGGGCGAGCTAAATATAATCCCGCCCCTGACCTGGCCGATGCAATGAAGGGATACCGTAAGAAGAACTTCCCTTTCCTGCCAGCAGAACAGATACCTGCTTTCAACCGGGCGCTTGCCGGTTACTCTGGAAGTATCGTGTCCAAAATAGCGACTCAGGTTTTGCAGTACACTGCAATGCGAACAAAAGAGCTTCGGTCCATGCAATGGGCGAACGTCGATTTTGAAAACAGGGTTATCACAATTGATGCAGAGGTAATGAAGAACCGGAAACAGCATCTGGTTCCAATGTCCAGACAGGTTTATGACCTACTCAGGCAACTGCAGCCGATCACGTCCATCTCCGATTTTGTTTTCGCCGGGCGTAACGACAAAAAGAAATCAATTAGCGAAAACGCCGTCCTGCTAGTAATCCGACAAATAGGATATGAAGGTCTGGCAAGCGGCCATGGCTTCCGGCATCAGTTCAGCACAATTCTAAACGAACATGGATGGCCTCACGATGCTATCGAACGCCAACTGGCACACGTGGACCGAAATAACATTCGAGGAATCTATAACCATGCGCAATATCTGGAAAAGCGGAAAGAGATGATGCAGTGGTGGGCAGATTATATCGACGGCAGAGCCTCTTAATTAATCAGAGGCACGCAAACCGGTGCAAAGCCTTGCGTGTCTCACTTCTGTCCCACCCGTAACTAAGCGCAAGACGAATCGACACCTTCCGAGGTTTTGAGTTGTTTTGCGCTAATTTTTTGCCCCATGCATGCCCCACTCACCGTCGATCGATGCCGCGTCCGATGATAGACTCTTCCCCTTCAAATCTAACGGACTTAGATATGCTCAAGCTCTTCACGAAGTACGCCTCCGTGGGCGTGCTCAACACGCTAATCCATTGGGTAGTATTCGCAGCATGCTTCTATGCATTAGGAACCAGCCAGGCGCTGGCGAACTTCAGCGGATTCGTTGTTGCGGTAAGCTTTAGCTTCTTTGCAAACGCCCGCTTTACGTTCAACAGTTCTACGACCACGACGCGCTACATGCTTTACGTAGGCTTCATGGGTTCTCTTAGTGCGGCTGTGGGCTGGGCTGCTGATGAATGCTCCCTGCCACCAGTTATTACGCTGGTCGTGTTCTCGGCAATCAGTCTGGTGTGCGGGTTTATCTATTCGAAATACATCGTCTTCAGGGAAGCAAAATGAAGATTTCACTTGTGGTTCCTGTCTTCAATGAAGAAGACACAATACCTATTTTCTATAAAACCGTCAGAGAATATGAGCCACTTAAATCGCTTGAGGTGGAAATCGTATTCATTAATGACGGTAGTAAAGACGCCACAGAGTCGATTATCAACGCGCTGGCCGTGTCAGATCCGCTTGTCGTGCCTTTATCTTTCACTCGCAATTTTGGCAAAGAGCCAGCGCTGTTTGCAGGCCTTGACCATGCTACCGGCGACGCGGTGATTCCTATCGACGTCGATTTGCAGGACCCGATTGAAGTTATCCCGCAACTGATAGAACGCTGGCAGGCTGGCGCAGATGTCGTGCTGGCTAAGCGCACAGACCGCTCCACAGACGGTAGGCTGAAGCGCAAGAGCGCTGAAATGTTCTATAAACTTCACAACAAAATCAGCAATCCGCAGATTGAAGAGAATGTCGGCGACTTTCGCCTGATGTCTCGGGAGGTTGTAGAGAATATCAAGCTGCTTCCTGAGCGAAACCTGTTCATGAAAGGAGTGCTGTCATGGGTAGGTGGGCGCACTGATGTGGTTGAGTATTCGCGCGCAGAACGCGTGGCAGGAAGTACCAAATTTAACGGATGGAAGCTCTGGAACCTTGCGCTGGAAGGGATTACCAGCTTCTCAACATTCCCTCTGCGGATGTGGACGTACATTGGCTTGTTAGTGGCCGGGCTGTCTTTTCTCTATGGGGCATGGATGATTGTCGACACACTGGCATTTGGTAACCCTGTTCGCGGATACCCATCCCTGCTGGTTTCCATTCTGTTTTTGGGTGGTGTGCAGCTAATCGGGATAGGAGTTCTGGGTGAGTACATTGGAAGAATTTACACTGAGGTTAAAAAGCGCCCGCGCTACATTTTGAGGGATAAGAAGTGAGAGAGCATATCAATAAAAGTGATGCCATATTGGCACTTTCACTATTGGCAATAATAATGCCATTTTACAATTCTTACCCATATCTCGATGACATGGTAAGGCTCACATACAATTACACCGGACTAATAGTTCAGGGGAGGTATTTAACCGAGTGGTTCTACACCGCCATGCAGTCGTTTAAATACACGACATTCCCTGACATTTATACATTCAACCTAGCATTAATCGCTTTTTATTTCATTGCACTAAAGCGTTTTGTTTTAGATAAAAACAAAGCATTTGCTGATAGTGGATTGCTATTTATTTTATGCATACTTTCATCCCCATTCATTCTTGAAAATATATCATATCATATTGATTCAGTAGGCATGTTTAGCTCTCTGGTCATATCAATCACAGCGGGATGCATAACCAAAAATAAATTTTTATTAAATTTTGCTCTGTCATCAATACTACTATTCATTGCAACTTGCTTTTATCAATTTTCATTAAATGTGTACATATGCACAGTTGCGGTTTTATATATTTCTATGGAAAACAGCCGCAATGAAAGGGATATGCTTGCATTCATTTCTAACAAAGTCTTAGCGCTTATTGCCTCAATTTTAGTATATATGCTGATTATGAGGATTTATGCAACAGATACATATGTCGACGCTCATGCGACCATTATGACATTGGATGAGTTAAATAGTGGAGCGCTAAAAAACAACATTGAAAGCATTAATTCAATAATCAAAAGCGCATTTACACCTTATTATAAAACATTCTTTTTCCCATTATTAGGGCTATCTATAATAGGGATGATTTTTTCAATAGTCCGTAGCTTGAGCAGACGTAGATATTTTTCCGCAGCTTGCATCCTGATAGCTCCTTTTATCTGTCTTGCTATGATTTATTTGCCAGCGGCCATATTTTCAAAGCCAGTTATACAGCCTAGAATACTTATAGCTTACGGTTTTTTTGTGTATATGATGCTGGTTATGTCATTACAAGTATCTGCATTTAAAAAATACCCAATGGCTATCGTTGCGGTTCTGTTTGCGATTAATGTTATGACTTCTTCTGCTTTTAATAAATCTCAAACTTATGCAATAAACTCAACAAAGTCAGCTATGGAAAGGATCTACATGGCTACGCCTTCAACTCTCAGAGATGACAACGGAGAGGTTAAGGTAAACTTCACTAATTTGTATAACCATGGCATGGAGTTTGAGCGAAACAGAAAATACTTCCCAGTATTAGATCACCTTGTGCGAGATCCTCAGAAGTCTCCATTCCTTATCAACGGATTAAACAGGTATTTCAGAACGGGAGTGAAGGTATCAGGCAATAAGAAATTTGATAACTGTAAATTTATAGGCATTGCTAGCCCGTGGATTTACATGGATCAATGTGATGGAAATATTATTAATGTAACATTCAAAAATTATTACTGAATTAGCCCCCATGCGGGGGCATATCTTAGTTCAGTCTTGCGCCAACCGTAACTTGCATTGGACTGGTTGTATTAGTTAGCCTCACCTGAAAAGTTAGAGTATTAACACTGCTAAGAGCCGGAATGTATAAAACTGCATCTGCTTGTGGTGGCACTGAACTACCTCCTGACGCGTCAATAACAAGGTGAGGTGTTACTTCCGCAGGAGATGGCACATAAGGTAGCCCAAGTCCCGTGATTTGTATCTGCTGGACATTAGTAGTTGTTGTAGATACGGCCCCGGCCGCTCCCCTTACCACACCGTGATTGCTGTTGGTATTTGAGTAAAGCTTCAACATAGACCTAGCAAATGTTGTCTCAGATTCCATCCCAACCTGCCAGGTGGAAAGGTTGCCCATGTTTTTGATCTCTCCCTGCAAGTGCCCTCCGACCAGGCGGATGCCTGTGTTACCGAAGCCAAGACTACAGTTGACATAGTGCGTTCCACTACTTGCAACGATTCCAGTGCTCGGAGTTCCACGGCTATCTGTATCAAAGAAGCCTTTTATCATTCCTGAAGCTATACGATTATTATTTCCTTCCAGTACGAGACCTGTCCCACGATAGGCCGCTGCTATCGTCGGGCTTCGGGAATATTTATAGCACTCAACCGTATTGTACGAGCCACCAAGATAGAGGCCGACGCCGCAATAAGAAACAGGCGGGTTATCGTTAGTGTTCTGAACGATTTCTATGCTGCCAAAGTTACTGGATCGGGGGGAATTACACTCTACAATACAAGCTGCGGGATAGCTCCCGGTGTGTTTAGCCACCAACTTATGTTGCGATATTTCATGCGCGTCGAGTTTGGCTCCCTGAACATATGAGCTGATCTTGAACCAATATGCTATTAAACAGGATTCGGCTATAAGACCATCATACTTAACACGAATGTAAAATGTCGATGTATTCGGACCAGCGACAAAGCCATATCCATTATAATTACCGTAGCTGTGGAAGAAGCCAATATCTATATTTCGCCAGACCCTAAAGTTTGATACCAACTCATCTGTTTGCCAGAAAGAAAATGTATCAACGCTAGAGGTGAAGCCATCTCCAGCACCTACAATTTCAACATCATCAAGATAATAGTCCTGTGCTTCACAGTGCCAGCAGTCGTTGCCGCAAAACTGAATTCGGATACCACGGATAATGCCGATATGCGCCCATCCGCGATCAGGATCTGCCGCCATGTAAAGGCTGCGGTTTGTTCCCCAATCCAGAGTAACAAGCCCGACTGAAGGAACATAAATTATCTTGATATTATCCAGGATAATGTTAGCCCCTGCCAAAAGAACGCCACATCCTACATCTTTTGCAGGAGTGCCTGAATAGTTTGATTTGTTGCCATGTACAGTGACATTTCGAATGCCAGAACTATAGCAAGCTGGAACCACCTGAGATGCGCTATCGGTTTTATAGGTCAGATATCCCTGCCCCATTATTACTGCATTACCAGTCCAGCCATTTGGTGCCATGATCATGGATGTTTCTTTTGTAACGCCTTCGATTACCACTCGCGGTTTCAGTGTTAAATTCGCCGCTCGGTAAACCTTTGGACCCAATCGAACAACCCCGCCACCATTGTTGAATGACCAGTCGATAGCAGCCTGAATAGCTGCGGTGTCATTTGTAGCCCCATCACCTTTTGCTCCGAACTGCTCTGGAGTAACCCATTTAATTACATCCTTTAACGTCCCTCCTTCCTGCATACCTATCATTGAGCTCCCGGCATTGCTCAACAGCATAGTTTTAAGAGCAGCATCACCAATGCCAATCCACGCCCCTATGCCAATGCCGCCTGTTGAGGCAGGGGTAGATCCAGCAGGAACCGTCTTGGGAAGAGCCCCATCCCAGCGATAGTATTCACCTGTTGAGTCATCACGTAGAGCCTGATTAGGCAGAGTGATAACAGCACCATCCTGGAATGATTCGACAAGAATCCATCCATATTGTGCGATAGCTTGCTGCGCCAACCAACGCAGCCCTTCAATGGTGTAATGCTGATTTCCAAATCGGTCAGTGTAGGTATTTACCAGCGAAGTGACGAACTCGTCGATCTTCCCGGCATTAAACTTGAGGTCGCGCGGAGATTCACTGGGAACTGCATTTTGAGTAGGTTGCGTAGCCATATTTTTTCCATAAAAAAACCCGGCTCGGTAGCCGGGTCGTGATGGTTGAATGGGTGTTATGAGTAAATCGAGTCGCTATATTCTGAGACTGTTAGTGATACGGTATTATCGGTATTTGGCTTGATGCTGTTGACAGTCCATAACTGGCTATCCAGTTCTTCTACTGTCGCAATAAGATAGCGCGACGGTAGCTGCACCGTGTCTCCATTCCAGATATTGAGCTGAATGTTGGGGATTGCCGCGGTGAATCCGTATCGGGTGTCTATTCGAGGTGAAGCTGGATAGCGTAAAGTCGGATTTCCCAGGCTGTCTGTGACAAGCACATACATCGAACCAGAGAATGTGATTGGCTCGCTGGTATCGAAGTTGTTTCCGGCACGCCCGGTGATATAACCCTGCTGCTGATTACTGTCGTAGATGTCCGGCATCTGGATGACGCTACCCACCTGGATAATACCATCTTCGAAAACTTTTGCGTTCATCTTCACACGCGAGTAAATCAGGCGTTTAACCTCCCTCATCGCTCTTTCACGCGCCTGATACTCGTTACGGAATCCGACAATCTCCAGTTTGTTGGGGTTCTCTGCTTCCTGCTCAACGATAGCGCCGTTCAGCACGCGGTAATTGATGTACGTCTTGTTGTTCGTTGTGGGGTGAACATAGGAAACCTGCACGCCGTCATAACCTCCTGGCAGCGTGGCCTCATACGTCATTTTGTACTCGTCGGTCTTCATGTTCGCGCGGTTGAATACTGCCGCCGGGTAGTTCACTTTCTGGTCTCTGGTGAATGTCAGTACACCATCATCCCAATAAGCGACAACACTGGCAGCATTACAGATAGCCTGGACACGATCTCCGAGCGAGTCGTTCTCGTCGTCAAACGTATAGTCGAAGTAGCCAAGACGCTCGTCAGGCAAACTTTCTGCAATAGAGTACAGGCCGTACAGGTCAATGCTGCTTACCGGTTGCTGCCCCATAATCAGCCAGGTATGCGCAACAGCATCCGCGAATGAGCGCGACGGCCTCAGCGTGTAATCTACCTCCTGGGTGTCCAGTTTGTAGCTGATGGTGTGACGGGTTACCAACGCATTGTATTTTCGATCGCGACTGCCTAACGCATTTTCGGTTGCCCTTACCTTTACGCGAACAAGGGTATCTGTAGGATGAACAACATTACTCCTCACGTTAACGGCGTGTATCTCTTCGACCTTTAAAATTGAGTGGTCATTTGAATTGTTGGTGCGCTGGAAATTGATGGCATATTTACCAAAACCTCCCGCAGGCCTTATTTTGTCTGTTCGGTAAAATACTTCACTATCAGAATCGTGAGGCGTTCCCTGATGATAAACAAAAGTCTGCTGAGTACCAGGAATCTGGTTATATTTGTCGTCTATTTTCCAGATGACAACTTTCCAGTCAGTGTAGTCTCCCCCACCCAGCGACGATTGAGTGTGCAGCCATAGCTCTCGTGATTCTACTGGCGAGAAAAACGGCCCAACCACCAAAGCCTCGTTATCATTAAGTATAAATTTGGTAGTATTAATTTTTGCCCCTGCCGGAATATCTGGAGGACCACTCAACTGGTTCATAGTAAATGTATACCAACGGACAGGGTTGGTGACTGCTCCATCATTCGTCTCGACAGCCGATATTAACACGCCTGAAAAAAGCGCGTCTTTCGTAACAGAGCCCGTGGAAGTATTGTAAGTAACGTTTATGGTGAAGGTTACCGCGTGAGGTAATACGAGCCCCATGAAATAGTCGAACTCAGTCTGTTTGACTATCTTCATGGAGATTTGTCCGCCTGCATAGTTACCACTAACTACCGTGTTAGCCGATGCAGTTTCAACAGGAAAATTATCACTTTCGTTAGGGCCTGGAATTTCCTGTCCGTCCACATCATCAAAGGAATATCCTTCATTAATCGTAGGGATGGTTTCCCCTGGTTGATAAAACTGATATTCCGCGCCAGCCATACTGCCAAGGCTGGATTCTGAATATCTTACCGACTCGTAGTCATATTTACCTATGCCTACGCACATCCATTCTGTGACGTACTTCAGCCCGCCATCATTTTCGCTTTGCCGGACGTATTCAAACAAGGATTCCTGAATCAGGTCAGGGAACGATCTGATTTGCCCGTAAATGTCAGGCTTAGCCTTATATACCCTAGCGGTGTTAGTTTGCCCTGTCAGACTGTTGTTGGGCGAGTCAACCGAATTTCCACCTGTATTAGCGATAGCAGGTTTGGGCGCAAGAAACGAAAAGACCTGCCCAACAACTTTAAAGATAGGGCTGAGTATGTCTTCCACAATGCCTTTGGGCTGGTCGAAAATCTGAATGACATCCAGCTCGTTCAGCTCAAACGCCAGCTCATCGTCTTCACTAAGCTTTACGCCGTTGCGGACAATAAGCAGATCACGGTGAAAGGTGGCGTCATTATCCGCCAGCCACTCATAAAAAAAGGTGCCGTTTGGCACCCTGTAGCGTTCTTTTGGCGTTCCCGGGAAACGACTTAATTCAATCAACGCCATATTCGAAAAACTCCACCTTAGTGAATGCACGCTGAATGACCAGCAAAGAGTCTGCACGCACGCTTCCGTTCTCGCCGCGCGAGTGCAGGGCTTGTCGGTTAAGCACCAGACCTACATGCGCCGGTTGTGCGCCGCGGTACCCCACGAATATCCCACCCTCAACAGGCTTCTCGACCTGACGCCAGAAGAGGACGTCGCCCTGATAACAGGTGAAGAAGTCCTCCCCGGCTTCGTAGTCCGGTGTCTGGTGTAGCTCAATACCGAGCACGTGGCGGTAATAGAGAACAACCAGCCCCCAACAGTCTACTTTCTCGAACGAGCAGGCGCGGTTCGCCCAAGGCACGCCAATAACCCGCCTGACGAACTCAGAGGTACTGAAGTCCAGTGTATTCTTGTGGGTCATAAAGGCGGCCTATGTTGTTGTTTAGCGGGTTAGTTACTGAGAGAGTCACTGATGCAGCCTCTGCGTCGATATCTACCGTTTTGACGTACAGTTGCCAGGATTTAATCGGTGCAGACACGTCTCCACTATCGAATATCTGCCGCGTCGCTGTGATTGCCGTCAATCGGGATACCCCTCTCCACAACTTCATCAGCGCCTTGATGTCAGATGAAAGGCGGCCAAGCTTAACCGTCGCATCTATCACCGGCGTACCGCTCTGCTGGCTCTCTTCAATTTCGAAACGCGCAGGCTTGTACACCTGGCCGCCAAGCGTTTTGTCGAAAAATTGTTTGTCTACCAGGCGAATGTATCCGAATGACGGGTGATAGAAAGTGATGGTATCGAACAGTCCGCGCGTCGGTCGCTGTTGTTTGTATTCACGAAAGGACGGCATTACGGCACCCTCGGTAGAGATTCCGGATCACGATTGTCCGGGTAACCGGTCACAACAATATCCAGCCAGCTATTCCACGGCGGCGGCAGCTCAACAATGATGTCGTCAAACTCGTCGTCAGGGTTATAGAGGTGGTTCGCGATAACGGTTCCCGTCCATGTAACCACGCCGCCGTCGATACTGGTTTGCACCGGCATCTGCGTGAAATGAAGCTCCTGAACCTGCAGGCCACTGCCGCCGATGTTGATAGGCATGCGGAACCAGTTAACGCCGCGGTTAAGGTAGTTCGGGCTACGTAACCACTGCTGAAAAGCCCTTTCTTCATCTAGAGTGAAAATCCACGTCAGTGACCATGTGGTTTTGAGGTCGTCAGTAAGGTTCTGGAAAATAGCCGGGCCGACCGCTGGCTGGTCAGTCTGAAACCCGGTGTCGAAGGTCATATTTTTGCTGGCCTTCTGCGCCAGCGGCAGCCAGTCAGGATAGTCGATAATAGCCATCAGCCCTGTCCTCTTGGCGTGCGTTTAACGTTCATATTGCTGGTTATGGCGTTGCTGATTGGACCGCCATTGTTCAGGTCGGCGACGATAACGTCGACAGTAAGTCCTCCATTACCGTCAGAAGTGGCCTGCGCATCTACTGATGAACCGTTATAGTTCTGAACATTTACAACGACGTTGATGCCTCCACCTGCCTGCATATCCTTATTGCTGATAACCCTGCCGTTGTCGCCCGGTATCATGTACTGCTTCCCGGTGCTGGCCTGGTAAATCTCTGGCTTCCCTTTCTCGCCTACCTGGTAAAGTCCACCGGCACTCACCGGCCCACCGTTGTAGCGCATACCAGCTAAGGCCAGCCCTGATGCCAACCCGACCGTTGAAGTAATGCCTGCAGCAGCAGGAGCGGCATTACCGCCAAGAGTTGCCAATGAAGCCATTGCGGCTGCCGGTGCCCATGCAGAGGCAACCAGAGCGGCCTGAGCTATTGATGCAGCAGATGAAGCTGCACCTATAGTTTGACCAATAATCATGTTCTTCAGTGCTTCAACACCAACCTGAACCATACTGTTAATAACGCTGTTCAGAATGGTGTTACCCAGTGATCGAAGCGCGTCCTGAGCGCTCATCGTACCGGTAAGGAGCCCAGTAAGAGCGTTTGAGGCGTTGCCAGCGAATGCATCAACGGCACTCGTTAACATGTTGTAGCCAAGGCTCTGCTGGCTAAGAAGCTCCCACTGCGCAGCGGTTCTTTGCTGCTCATACTGCGTATCGGCCGCATTTTTGAGGGCCAGTGCATTTTGGTGAGCTAACAAACCTTCCTGCTCAAACTGCTGGATTAACGCCAACTCCTGAGCGTGCTGGTTTGCAAGTCTCTGGACAGGATCAACCTCACCTTTAGCTGATTGTTGCGGCGTAACTGCTTGCTGAGAGCGTATTTTGGCGAGGTTAGCTTGGTGCTCAGCCTCAAGTCTCTCTGAAGTTTGGTTATATTGTTCCTGGCTTATTTTTTTCGCAGACAATGCAGTATTAAGGTCTTGCACGTCTTGCTTATAGCTGGCGTTCTCTCGCGCTTCCGGGAGTAGCTTCTCAGCGGCAGCCTGTGCCTTAATAGCATTGGCTTGGTCCCAAATCTTAGCGGCATAATCTCCGGCCTGCTTAATTTGATCAGCTGTAGCAGACTTACCAAGAGATTGTTGCGCCTGTAGCACGGCCTGCGCGCGAGACAGCTCTTGCGTAGAATCGGCGGCCAGCTCAGATTTTTGGCGCAGAGCCTCCAACTTATCCGTGACTGCCTGCTGTTCTTTTTCCAGTTTCTTCGAAGCGTTCTCTGCTGGTTTGTTAGCCTTGTCTTGGGCATCAGAAATTTTTTGGCTTAAAACCTCATCAGCTTTAGCGTAAGTGGCTTTATCAAGCAGCTTTTTGTCATAGTTAGTTTTCAACTGGTTACGCTGCGCCTGAAGCTTTTCAACCTCTGTCTGACCTGCGCTGATAATCGCCTGCGCTGAGTTCTGCGCATTTTTCGCTGCCAGGTTTTTTATGTACTCAGGAGTTTTCCCTCCTGATGATTGACCAGAGGTTACAGCCTGTACCTCTTTTGCTGTCTGTTTTGATAGGGTAAGCAACCTTTGCTCACCTTTAATCCGGTCAACTGTGGCTTGAGCTTGTTTGATGGCCCAATCAACACCTGATTTTTTAGCGAGATTTAAAGAATTCTCAGCTACTTTTAGATCATCTGCATTCTTTATGAGCTTCTGGTCGATGAGTTCCACTGCTGATGCATTGCCAGCGGCAAAGTTCACGGTCAGCGCGGCTCCATCAAGTAACTTTGCAAAATACTTAGTTGCTCCTATTTTTTGGTCAATTTGCGCTGCAGCCATTCCAAGGCTATTAACCAGTGCATTACTGGCTTGGGACACAGTGCGTGGCATATCCTCAAACTTTGAATTCACATCATCAGTTTGACGATAAATAGCTTCTAATACAGAGCCAATATCCAGCTTTCCTGCAAGCATTAATTGGCGAAGTTGGTCGAATGGAATGCCCATCCCATCCGCAATCTGACGCCCCAATTCGGGCATTTGCTCAATTATTGAATTAAATTCTTCCGCCTGAATTCGCCCCGACGCCATAGACTGCATGAACTGCCGTAAGGCATTATTCATTTCCTCCTGAGACGATCCGCCAATTGTTCCTATTTTTTGTAGAGTGCTTACAAGCCTTTGTACATCACCTGATGTTGCACCGACGCTTTTCAAGGTCGCGCTCATCTGAGTAAACAGGTTTACAGTTTCTTTAAGGTCGGACCCGTTCTGCGCAGAAATGGCAAGCAATGATCTGAAGTTAGACTCCCCTTCTGCGGCGCTTTTCGATGCCATAGTTACCCGGGTGGCAAGAAGCTCAAACTGCTGAGCGATGTCAATAATTTTCATAGCAGCTTGAACGGTAATATAAGCCTTAACAGCTGATGCAAGGCTTGTAAAGCCGCTACCTAAGCTATCTGCTTTCTTTCCAAGCTTATCGAGACTGTTACCTGATTTATCAATTGAGCCGCTCATTTTTTCTAATCGAGCGTTTACTTCGCGCTGTCCCTCAATTAGCTTTGCGACCTCAAGCTCAACCTCATAAACAATATTCCCAAGCTGTTTCTGGCTTGCCATAAATTTTCTCCAGACATAAAAAAACCCAGCAGCATGGCTGGGTTTATCAAAGCTATTTTTTCATCGACATCTTTTGGCTATAGAGCTGGCTGCATCTTGATCTGATATGAGGATAACTCTGTCATCTGCGACCTCTTTTTGTTGTCCCATAATCAGAATGTGTGCATAAAAAGGGAAGCTTACATGTTTCCCATTTTTATCCTTTCCTTCAATCTTGCCACAGACATAACCGCTTGTCGCTTGACTGGAGTTGTCACTATCTGGATAAAATTTCATGTCAGAATATGAAACATCGCCAGGCTTAGATGCAAATTTATTGAAGTGAGATTTTGCCAAATCGATTGCTTTAATATCCTGAGCATCTCCGCAGCCAAAAAGAACTACGGATAACCCTAACAACATCAATTTATTTATTCCAACTCTCATTCCGCCCACCCTTCTGATTTTCTCTTGGATTCGATTGCCTTTAGTGTATCAAAATCCTTTTGTCGTCTAAGAATAATGGCATATTGGCGATATCCATGATGTCTGGGAGGCTTAAACTCGGAGTCAGGGTATGTCTTTTTGATATGCTCCTGATAATCAGAAACCCTTTGGTCATGAGCGGACTTCAGTGCTTGCAAAGCAAGCGGGGCAAAAGCTATTTGCTGCCTGCACAACTCAATGGCTTTGTTAAAATGCCTTGGGTCGGCGCGCAACTTGTAGTGCTTTTTTATCTGTTCCTGCAACCCAAAGTGGATCTCCAATTTTTGTTGGTCTGTTAAGTGACGAAGACCATCAAGCCATTCTTCTTCCGTCATGCCACACCTCCATCGGTAACAAGTTGGATAAATCCTAGCGAGGATGAAAGGCAAAGGGAAGTAAGAAAACCCGCCGGAGCGGGTCTTATCATTTACTTTCTCACCTACAAGCTTCTTTGCCGACGTAATCCGTTATAGATTCGGCAATAATCGGCGACATGTGGTCATCAGGTTGTGAGCTACTCATTTGCTCTAGCGTCTCTCCAGAGCCAAGATACTTAAAAGTGTTATCTTTGCATGAGTACATTCTCTTTGAATAGGTTACCCCTGATTTCCCTTCTCTTTTTGTAATTATCGTTACAAAGTCGTTGTTTACATCCTTTTCAAGGACAGTGTAGTTAGCAGAAGAATCTGTTGGTACAGAGAATGGATATTCAGCAGCCACAGCACAAGATGAAGCAATCATGAAGATTAATGATGCTAATTTTTTCACTTAGAATTACCTCCGTTACATTTCCTGACATGCTATCAAAAAGCGATCACATATCAACCAACGAGAGGGAAACTTGCGGGGGATTGCATGCAAAAAACCCGCCGGGGCGGGTTTGATTAATCATTGCAGAACTAATGCTTAATAAGAGGATATTTAAGCCGTGACGGGCTTTCATCGCCAGTCATGATGAGCGCTCTGCCAGAGAACTCCATCAACACATCCACCAACTGCATAACATCCCTGCGCATGTCTCGAATGTACTGGTCCTGTATGCAATTGTGCCCGCTGATATTCATCAACTGGGGCGAGCCATTTTGGAAGTAGACCAGCCAGCGACCTTCGTGAGGAAGGCTAACTTTGAAACCTTCTTCAACTCCAGTTTCTTTGCCCAAGAACTCGCCATCAAGAACAATACGATGAATGTACTCTACCGCCAGGGGAATTTGGTCAATCTCCAGCTCATCAATGCTATCGATGTTAAAGCGCTGATGAACCATATTGTATGCATCGTCATAACGCAGTCCTTTCTTGCCAACCAGCATGTTCACAGCGTCACGCAGTGGGGTGCGCTCTTCGACGGTTGTTTTTTTGCGAGGATTTTTAGCTTCCCCTTTTGTCCAGTATTGGTAGAGGACGTCATCACACTCTTCCTGATAGCGCGCTACTTTCTCACGAAGCTCAGCGCGAACCTTGCCAACGTTGATGGTGTGTAGCCACCCAGCTAGCTTACGAAGCGCCAAGCATGACATCTCGCGATTTTTCCCATCTGCAGCAACCATTGTGATTTCCACAATAGAAGACTTAAACCGTTGTTTGATCTTAGTAAACTGAGATGCCCAATCCAGACCCATGCTATCAACTATAGGCTTCATCGGCGTGTAAGGTTCGCCGTTGTAACTAACTAAATAAAGGCTATCGCCGTGGAAAGGGACATTGATTGTGGAGATCTGCGTTGCTATACTCATTTTGTTAGTTCCTTGGAAGTTACTGACAAATTTGAAACCTCAGTCGTTGGCGCGCCTGGGGTTTCGCCGTTTTTAGCGGGCATTTAATTGCTCCCTGAACTTCAAAGCCCATACTAATGCCTGAACCAAGGCTGAGTTCTCTGAAAGTCCCTCTTCTTCTGCGATGCGCTTAAACTCTTCCTTCACCTTCTGCGGGTATCGCAGCGTTGTTCTTGCTTCTTTCTTTTCCATCTATCTCTCCTTAAGGGGCCATTATGACTCCATGAGGCCATAATGCCACCATTGATTTGATATGGCAATATGGCACCATCAATTTTTTTAGGGGTTATACATGGCCGAAAAACAAGTTAAAGACTACGACAAGTTCAATCTTCGCTTCCCTGATGGTATGCGTGACGCCATCGCTGAGCGCGCCAAACGTAATGGCAGATCGATGAACGCCGAAATACTCGTCATCCTTTCAAACGCCTTGTTATCTGAAGGTGGCGATGATGAATGGATAAACCGATTGATGAAGGTTATTGAGAACACTGAACCATCGTCAGACGAAGACTTGGAAAAGTTTGGGCTAGCAATTTCAGAAGCAATAAAAGAAGTTACAGCACGCATTAATAAAGAAAACATGAGGCTGCAAGCAATAGCCGATGCCCAGATAAAGCTCAGCAAAAAGCCCACCTGAGTGGGCTACGCTGCCTTCGCCCGACGTTTGGCCTGTCGCTCAAGGAAATCATTCTGAAGCGCGTCATACTCTTCTCGAGTAAAGCCTTTCTGCTCAGGGTATTTCGTTGCCAGGAGCATCTGAAACTTGGTCATCGTCAGACTGCCAGCCTCCTGCTCGGTCATGCCGAAATGTGCCTGCGCGGCCACGATGTAATCGACGGCGCGGAACTCAGTGCTGGTCTCCCCGTTTTCATGCCGCTGGAGCCTGCGCACCTTAGCCTTGCCGATAACACCGTGAGTTATCAGCGACTGTGCAATCAACAACATGTCAGCTTCTGGCAGCGCGCCCTTTCGAATCTTGAATGTGCGACCATTACCTTTAGAGGGATGGAATACGCCGGTCAACTGGCCAGCGTCTTTGTCACAACAGGCATTCAGAACAACCACTGAAGCGAGAAACGCCTTGCGGCCGTAACTGGTGCTTTTGATGTGGCTGATGAGCCATTGCGGAACGTATCCGTAAGCCTCAACAGCTCGACTAACCAGGCTGGTTACTTCATCGTTGTGCAAGTCGTAAAACACCTGCACGATTTCTTCTGGCTCGCCAATGCGCGACATGTTCACAAATGACGGACGGAAGAAATAATCCTCACCGTCAACGCTGATGAGGCACTCGCCAATCTCTTTAAGCGGGGTCATGTTGTCTCCATAATCATTATCAAGGGCGACCGTAACCGCCCTTTGGAATGGTTACGAAGCGGTGACGGTCACTGCGCAGGTTGCCGTGAAGTTGCCATCGTTGGATTTGAAGGTAATCGTCGAAGTGCCGGCAGCAACACCAGTTACCAGGCCTGTGCTGCTCACCGTTGCTTTGGTGGCATCGGACGTCGTCCACGTACCGGACTTGTCGGTTGCATCAGATGGCAGGACAGTGCCTGTCAACTGTCGCGTCGCACCAACAGCCAGGGATGCCGTTGCAGGAGTTACCGTTACCCCTGTAACAGCGACTGTGTCGTCAGTGTCGATAACCTGAATAGTGTCTGCCGCCGCCACCTTGAATTCGGTAGAGAACGTGATGATGTCATTTGTTCCACCGTCAGAACTCAATGCGTTGATCAGCATGTAACCGATGAATGTCACCGGGCCGAATTCCATACGCACCCACAAAGTTGGCTGGCGGGCTGACTGAATCTCAGTATTGAAATATTTAATCAGGCGACCTACGCCGTACTGGTCGAGCTTGTCATTGCGGCGAACCTCACCCTCGAAAGAGATAGTGAAATCGGCATTAGTCACTATATTTTCGACATATCCTTTGGTGTCATCAGCATCAGACGTCACGCTGTTAGGTGAGAAGTCGAAGCCTTTACTGGTGCCAGCCGCCAGAGCTTTCCATTCTGACTCCTGCGGGAGGGTATCGGCGCAGCCATCAGCTACTTCGAGCACAATGGCGCGGCCAAACAACTTTGTGTTGTCCGTAGGGCAATTTGCTGCCATGGGTAATTCCTCTTTGATGTTTCGGCTTACTCGCCGTATTTGATTGCAAACTGAAGCCGATAGATGAGGCGACCTTCAGCTGTTAGGACTGGAGCGGGGATACCGCCGAAATTTTCGATATAGCCGATACAGTTGCTTGGCATAGGGTCTGATTGCACGTGCTGGATAATTTGCTGCACCGACATGTCTAAATACCCATTCCCTCCTTTTGCGCCGATAACATCGACTAACACGTAATATTCGGCCCCTAGTTCATTGCGTATGGGAGATCCACCGTTAGGGCGGAACACCATAAAACGCTCTGACATGTTTCCAGTGTCATTCCATATAAGGAGTTGGGTTGTAAAACCAGCGGTCAAACCGGCACCTACAAAATAATCACGCACGCGTGTATGCATCGGCGGATTCATAGTGACAGCTCCTGCTTCATAACCCGGTCAATCTGCTCGCGGGTGTCCTCAAAGCCTTTGGTCAAAAACTCTTTACGGGCAGTGGCTCGGCGGAAGGTTTGCGGAACATTCGGATCGTGAACGTAAACCGCATAGTTGGCCGAGTAGCCCACCCTGCCAGTTACCTTTGTACCGTTGGCGTCAACCTCACGAAACTGGCTGTTGAGAAGCGTTGACGTGTCGATTGGTGTGTATAGCGCTGCCTGAGCTCCGCCGATTAACAGCGCTGACTGCACAGCCCTGACGACCTTGCGCCCCTGCACGTCATTAATCAGCGCGTCCAGATTAGCTTTCGCCTGGGCAATGCCGCGAACTTTGCCGGCCATATCAGACTCCCGTTATGATGGCGTAGTCGTCGGCGATGCGATCGATGTCGGAATAACGGAGCACCTGCCGAACCTCGTCGGCACCGGCCAGAATCGGGTCGGTCTCGGCAGACTCACCAATCAGGATGTAATCACCGGCATCAGCAAGCGCAAACTCAGTCCAGATTGTGTTCTTGACTACGATTTCTGAGCCGAGGCCACCAATTCTTTCACTCAGGCCGCCTTCGTAGTCACAGAGAATCTGCTCAGGCGCTGCATAACCGAGTGGGTCGCCGTAGTCGTCCTGACCATCCAGCCTTCGCCAGATTGTCGCTGTCGCGGTGTATGACCAGTTAGCTACTGAGCTCATAGGTGGTAATCCTCATACTCCCACGGCTCCTCGTCGGGGTTTTTAGGTTTCTGCTCTTTCTCACGCATCAGCAACCTCCAACGACATCAAAGAAGCCGACGCGACTACCCACATCAATCGGCAGCGCAGCCGTGCATCCACTCTTATCCAGTGACAGGAGCGCATCACGCATCGAAAGCACATCGCCGGTATAGTCGAAAGACCGCGACGCCCCTGAAGGCGCTGACTGCGATTTAATGCGCTGACTATATGCCGTTAAGGCCATGAGAGAGACGGCATAGACCTGAATCAGCACGACGTCACATTCGTCGTAGCCAGACGCCTCCAGGCACTGCTCAATGCTGCTGAGCTTGCAGAGATATGCGTCAATGATGAAATCAGGGATGGAGTAACCGAGGGATGACAGCTGCTGTTTAACCTGCGCTGCTGTGATTGGCGTGATGGCCATGGTCACTCCTTATCTTTTGGTTTCCGTCCGCGCTTGGGTGTGGCGACTTCCAGCTGGCGCTCTTCCAGGTACTCGGCCAGCCCGGCATTAACCCATCGCTCGGCGATTGAATCGGCAACCTCTACCTCAGAGCCAATCTCCAGCTTCTGGAAATTGGCACCGGCAAAAAGGTTTGATGAGATAACTTTTACCAGTGCCATATCGCTTCCTTAGCTGGTCGCTTCGCCAGTGGCGTGAACCACGGAGTAGTGACCGTTGATGTCGGTTTTGACCATCAGGCCCATTGCGCCCCAGGTGCGCCAGATGTAGTCGCTGTTGTAGAACGGACGCGGGTCGGCAACGGTGCCGATGGCCTGACCTACAATCGGAGCAACTACGCCAGCCTGCAGCGGAACAATCAGGATTTCGTTACCCTGCAGCTTCGCGTCTTCTTTGATAGCTGCGATGCCGGTCAGGGTCAGCAGTTCCTGCAGCACGGTGCGGGACTGGAAATTGTCGCTGTAATACTGCTCCCAGTTGGAGATGATTTCAGATGACACATACCAGGTCTGCTGGCCGTACTGGTAGTTCTGCAGCTTCAACACATCGCGCAGACGGATTGTTTCGGCGCGCATGGCTTTCGGGTCGGTGCTGGTAGCCATGTTTACGTTCAGCGTCACCTGAGCGACACGCTCATCTGCGCGGAAGCCCTTCCAGGTCAGTCCGTCGAATACTGCGTAGTTACCAGCCGCGTCGCGGTAGCCGTCCCACATATAGTCAACGTACTGCCGCTGCACGTCCTCAACAGAACCGCGCTGCGCATCGGCCTGCGACTGAAGCGCTGACGGGCTGTTGAAGATCGGGTCGCGCCAGGTGAACTTAAAGCCGGAATCGTGGATCGGAACCATCGTGCCGTCGAAGGTATAGACACGAGCATCAAGCGCTGCGCCAATCTGACCGGACATTGAGGTGTGCGCCCAGCCACGGCCACCGGTGCGGGCGTAGTCGTAACGGGATTGCTCGATACGTACAGAGCGGGAAAGTGGCATCAGGTCGTTGAGCAGCGTGAACTGCGTGTTTGGCTCGAACTGCTGCAGCACGGTGGTATCGTACGCGCGGTACAGGCGACGGATATCATCTACTGCGTTAACGGCGTCCAGCGTTGGGGCGTCTTCAGCAGCGCCACGCCATTGGGTGCGAGACAGGAAATCAGCAACCGCCTGTGCAGTAGCGTTACGTTCAGCCTGCAGCGCGCGGAACTGAGCCTGGTTTACATCCAGGTTGCCAGTCTTCTCGCCAAGTGATTTGGAATATACAAACATTAATCGGTCTCCTTACTTGACCACTACGCGCAGCAGGTCACCTGCAGCAACGGTTGTCGCTTTGTCTTCTTCCACGAACAGGACTGCGGATGCAGTGCCGCCGGAAGTGACGCGACCGTTAGAGATAGCCAGTGCCTGGCCTTTGTTATAAGTGCCCGCCGCAGCGCGGACGTTCAGGAACATGCCGGGCAGCAGTTGAATGCCGACGACAAGCTCGTTAGCCGGAATGACGTCATCGACTCCCATGCAGCGCAGATAGTCATAGTTCGCTACATACAGCACGGCGCTTTCTCCGCCGTTAGTGGATGCGGTGAACTTGCCGTTAGTGAATACGCCGATGGTGCCCGGCTGAGTCGCTGCCGCCGCCCCGCCTTCGCGGTTCAGAAGCGGGTTCGGGAATACGCCGCCCGCGTGAATTACGTGTTTACCATCTTTAGCCATTTTTATTACTCCGGCATCTCAGAGAAGGGTTTATCGGTGGAGTGGTTGAATGCGCCGGACAGGCTGCGTGTGGTAGCGCACTGCGCGTACAGGCCATCCAGAGCTGCGCCGTCGAGCGCGTTAACTGCCATGTCGTCGAGCTTGAACTTGGCTTTGACTGCTTCGCGCTTGGTGGCTTTTTCCTGATCGGCGTTAGCGGTCAGGCCGGATTCGATAGAGCTCAGCTTGTCGGCATACGGCTTAAACCATGCCGGCGCTTCTTCGCTGTTGGTGGCTTTGTCTTTGGCTGCCTTTTCTTCGGCCTCTTTCTTCTCGCGAGCGGCCTTTTCTTCCGGCGTCTCACCTTTAGAAGCTGCTTTCTCAACAGCCATCTGGTTGAACGCATCCAGCAGCTCAGCTTCTGATTTGCCTTCGGTCGGCTTACCAGCGGCTTTCAGCGCATTGATAATCATGTCTTTCATCGGATCTCTTTCTCCGTTGGTTTTAATTTCGTACTCAGGTGGTTTGCGCACGACTTCTACAGGTTCGCCGACGAATTGAGCCTTGCCGTCATCGTCGATGAGGTACTTCTGTTTGAAATATTTATCTGCATTCCGATAAACGAAGGAGTCCGGCCATACGCTTTCCGGCCATACCCAATCATCGTTGTCGCGACCCTCACGGAGCTTGTCGCTAATAGCCCGCTGGATATCGTCGAATGAGAAATTTGATGCGTTTGTGAAGAAGAATTTGGTCTTGTTAAGCAGCCCTTCCCTAGTGCAGTTAGATGCCTGCGCGAGGTCTGCGTTTTCTACGCTCACTTCCTGTTGGGAGTTGTCTGCGTTAACGAAGATGCCGACGCCCTCTTCAGGGGTTGCGGCTCCAGGCTCATCGAGAAGAATGGCTACGTGGTCGAACTGCATGTTGCGGGCGACCCATGAGTAGCTTTTACCCTTCGACTTGCCGCTGTTCTGCTCGCGGCGCAGAAGAAGACCGGTAGATACGTGAATCGGCTCGGCGTTTGAGTTGGCCTGCAGTTCATCAAGACGCTCGATAAGGCGTTTACCCTTCTCGCTGGACTGAGCGATACGCTTGTTGACCTTCATGTCCATGACGACACGGTCGCCGTCTTTGCGGACGTTTTCAGCCCATGCGCCGACGTGGAACTGATTAACCGCTCGCGGGTTAGTGGCGCTGACGTGCTCGTTGCCAATCTTCGGATGCCCGAAAGGCATCGGGTTGCCTTCGAGCGTTTTAAAGCTCTTGTTAATCTCCTCAGCCGGATACAACCCGCCATTCATGACAACGTCATCCACGACAGGCACGACGCCACGAATGACGATATGCTCGTCACCGTCGATGGTTTCAGTTGAGATATTTGAAGAGTTGATGGCGAGGGATTTCACGTGGATGCTGGATAGCTTCACGTTGCTTCCTCTTAATGAATTTTGTTTTTGCGCGCCTTGCGGAGTTGCTTCTTGGTTGGTTTGGCAGGAAAGAAGTGGCATAAGCACACATTCTCAATGTTTCCATTGTCCCACCGCATCTCTATAGGCTTTGAGTAAACCCAGCCTCGAATCGGGAAATTAAGGTCATAAGCTAATTGCCACATAGCGGCCTCATTGGTGGATTTCAGGCAATAAAAAAGGCCGCCGTGGCGACCTGTTAAAATTCATGATGGGTTTTTTGTAGTATATCCATATCTATCAAGAGCTATGCGTCTGATATGGGCTTTCTCCGTCTCAGAATCCCAACGGTCAAGCAGCCTGTCGTGCCTAACAAGCCCCTGAGCTTTTGCTGCCAGCCTTTCCCGTGTGGTGCTGAGCATTGCTGCATACTCATAGTTTTTTCGCAGGACTTCCTGAGCGTATGCGGCATCGAAAGGATAAATCATTACTTAACCCACCTCTTACGCTCTTCTTCGAGCTTCTCCGTAAGGCCTTTGTTGAACAGGTTGCCGTCATCATTAAGTAACACGGGGATCTGGCTGCAATAGCAGTTGTACCGGTTGCCATTCTGCGCGTAGAAGGCCTCCACTTCTTCCGTGGTGAAAGTCTTACCGTGTCGCGCGGCGTGCCAGGGGCGTGTCGTCGACTTCAGGGCTGATATCCACAACAGCGCAGTGTTAAGCCCCAATCGCTCCTTCGACCATTCAGCCTCAGACCACTGAGCCTGCCTTAGCGCTCCTACCTGCTCCGTCTGCGCTATCGTCTTTGCTCGGCTCATCGAAACATCGAGGCGCTTGCTAATCAGGCTCGCCGTCTCTCTTGGGTTAACGCCACGCCCTATCGCATCAGCAACGATGTTCGACAGGTCAGAGCGAGCAGCATCAGTTATTCCCCGCCATTCGCTGTAGGTAGAGATGTAAGCCGCTGCCACCTGATTTTGATATGCCGGGCTGCTTAGCAATTGCTGAAGCGTCGTTGACTGCTCATAGACAGCCGATTGCGCTGACAGATTCGTGAATGCCTGCAATGTGCCGCGCTGATACTCATCAGAAACGTACTGGAGCGCCCAAAGGTTGTTACTCCCACCTTCAAGGAGATAATCGTCCAGAATCGTTTCTATGCGCAGCAGCAAGTCAGACAGTTGCTGTGGCGACATATCGTAGATGAAGGTGCCAGCATTCACCTGATAAAGCGTGTCGGGCCTGCTGCCGTCTCTCGCCAGGATATAGCCGTACAGCGAATTGCCACTGCGCTCTCTGCCAACCAGATAAGCATCGAGCAACTGCTTCAGTGCCATCTTTATCTGGTAATAACGGTTCTCGATATCCCGGAACATCCGGTTAACCGGTCGGTATGACTGCGTGGGGTCGGCTTTATTGCGCGGAATTATCGGGCTGCCCGGTCGTTGTCGGTTGTTCAATTGGGTCACCTGTCAGCGGGTCTGTAGTCGCGGTGCCGGCAGGCTCCTCTGGTTCACTGATTGGCTCCAGCTCGCCCACAGCACGGATTTCATTCTCCGTTATCGCCGGAGTGCCGAATGCCTGCTGAGTGTCTTTAGCAACGGCGGCCAGCGCCTGCATATTTGCGATCTTCTCTTTCTCACTCGGCGCGAGCAGGTCAGACCATGCGAGAGTCACCTCGCCAGATGTTGGCGGGTCGATGACACCAATCTGCCAGAAGCGCTCAATGACGCGGGTGATGAAGTCAGACATGAAACCCCATCGGCGACCATTGCAGCGCTTCGCCCAATCAGTTTTGTCTTCATCCGAGGCAAGACGCCCGGTCTGCTGACCAAAGAGAATGGTGAACGGACACTGAATCGTCGCGGCAAACTCGTTAGCTGCTACTGTCCATGTAGGAGTCGGGTCAGCGGCTGCGACTGACAGGACAGACGGCGCGCCAGCCTGCATGACCAGTGCCGAATCCGTACCGCGGTTCATCCTGGAGATCTTGTCATTCAACGCTTCGCCGAGGTCTTTGAAACCTGCCTTCTCTGCCTGCTCTTGAAGGTTTTGCATGTCAGTATCTTTGTCAAACGCGATACCAAGCTGTCGACTCGCGTTCTTCAGGAAGCCTTCAGCGCTTCCACCTGACGTCTTCTCAATATCGAGGAGCTTGTTGTACCCGGCGCGCAACAGCGGGATGCCGGAGAGCATGTTCTCGTCTTCAGCACCTTCGCACAGGATGATGACGCGGCTCGGGTGAACCTGAACGCTACGCACAGGCCCATATGTTCCGTCATCGCCTACTGGCTGCTCATTGAAGTTGTACATCACGGGCTGGCCGTAGGTTTCCGACATTGTATCTGTGTCGAAATTGCCTGGTTTAATCTGCGCTTCCCATGCGGGGATTAGCTTAACCACTGCCTTCAGGCGCTCTGTGCCGAGAGACCTGATGTAGTCGGCATTGATCGGGTCTTTCCATTCGCGGCCATCCTTAACCTGAATTAACAGGGCTGAGTAGCGCCCCACGAGATTACGGCGGTCAGCGTCTTTCAGCTTCGCCCAATGGCGCTTGAGAAGCTTCTCAACGATGCGCTCCCATTCAGTGGTCTCGCCTGACTCATCCTTTTCTTCGCCGTCGATGATAGTGGGATTATCGACCCAGCAGGATTCCAGCAGCTTATGCACTGCGGCATGAGCAACGGCATTTCGTTCATAAGCCCGATAATACTGGTCGAAACCTACATCACTCGGATACCCGAACTCATCCCACAGCTTGGTGCGCTTGGTGTTGCCGTTCTGTCCATTGGCGTACAGCATTCGTTGCCGCCCTATCGCATCAGCAAGGGCGTTCACGAGGAATGAAACCTCGCCTTGTTGTTCACTCACTGATGAACTCCTTAGAAGAAGATTGCGCCGGTCTGTTTATGGTTGGTCTTCGCCACGGCGAAGTATCGGAATGCATCAGCACCATGCGATGTGAAGTCGTGTAGGGGTTTGTCTTTCCAGCAGCCTCGCTTGTCGTCCCATTCCTTTCGATACCCCTCAAGATGAGATATGCCCAACTCGCATTTAGCTGAGTCGAACGCGCATTTGGGAAGAATTTCGCGCACCGAGTCGATGCCGGTATCAACTCCAAGCTTTGGTGCCACCCTGAATCGGATTGAGTAATTCTGTCCGTCGATTTCGAACCCTTCGGCCGCTATTTGCTTGCGGCTCTTGCCATCGCCAGCAAATTCACGATTGTCTATATCGTGTGGTGCCCAATGCTCACCATACTCATAGCCACGGTCTTTCAGCACTTTCATATAGTGGCGTAGACCTTCGCCGGAGTTCTCGTAGTAGTCGATTACGTGAAACTCTTGACCCACCTCACGAACAAACCAAATAGCCGTTGAGTCACCCACTCCGATGTCCCAGAACGTGTTAACCGGCTGGTGTGAATTGTCAGGTAGCGTGCCGATGCGCTTGTTTTCATACAGCCAGCGGAACTGTTTAGCATAGTAAGCACCCTCTACCGATTGCTGAAACGCCTCGGCCGGGATCGTCGGGTATTCGCGCTTCATATCGTCGCCAAGAGTTTTCTCTTTCGCGTAATACCAAGCCTTCTGGTGCTCGTTGAGAGTGACTCCATGCTTGGACTTCATCTCAGCGAAGTAATCAACCAGGCGCTGCGGGAGAGGCTCTACTGGCTCTATTGCGTACTGCGGATTCTTCCACCAAGAGAAGAAGAAAAACTTCCAGTCAAGGCTAGATAGCTGCTTACCCTGCAGCTGAGCCTTTTCAGCAGACTGGCAGTAGTCGAAGAAATAACTAGCCCTGCCTTCAGCCGTACTTTCGATAGTGGTAAAGCAATCGCTTGATACCGCCTCAAATGCACCCGTTACGATCTCTCGCGCTTTGTCGGGAAACTTAGCGCATATCTTGCCGAACTCTGAAACGTGCAGGAAGCGAAGTGTGCCGCCGCGGAATGATGTACTGACATAAAGTGAGCCGCCCTTTTTGAATACTAACTCGCCAGCTGAATCATTGCTTGCCGGGTTGGCGGCCCTGATTTCTGCTGGCAGCCGGTCATAGGCGTATTTCACCTTTTCGCGAAACAAGCGCTTTGCGTCATTCAAGGTGTGGGCGATAAGGGCGCATTTGGCAGACTCGAACAAAGCGGCGTCTAACTGGATAATGCAAACCTCTGTGGTGAACCCCAACTGGCGAGCCTTCAGGATAATGTTTCGGGTATGCATGCCCTCGAAGTATTCGAGCTGCTCCGGTGTCATCCTAAATCTAACCGGCTTACCTTCTTTGTCAGTAATCCAGTAGAGGTGATTTAGCCGCCATAGTTTGTCAGCCAGCAGTCTGAAATACTCAGGCCTCATTATGCCCCCTGAGACAATGAATCCATCAGGCTAGACAGGTCATCTACGGTTTTATTACCTTCCTCGGAGTCGAGGTTATAGGCTTTACGCTCAGCGTTGATCACCTTTATCTGGGCATCTACGCCCGCAGTTATTGAGCGGGACATGGAAGCGTGATTCTCTTCAGTGATTTCCGCATCTTCAAGGAAGTTACGCAGCTTATTAGTGATGCCCCGCCATGCTGCTAAACCTTCACGGTGTGCCATGATGACAGCAGCAGCTTCATCGGATGCCTGGTCAACTATTTGCGCATCAGTAACCACTGGTGACTGGTTACCGTTTGTGGTTACCGATTTGGTTACCTTTGCTTTGGTGGCAGCCCTTACTTGTTCAGTCAGGTCACGCTGCCATCCCTCTTTGTTTGCTCTCTTGAGGATGGTGGCATGATTTACGCCATGCTTTTCACCAATCGCTCTTACTGACAACGAACCAGCCCGGTAAGCCGATTCGATGGCCTCCCAATCTGGCGATGCCATAATAATTCCTTACGATGTTTGTCCGTCTTTATCGGGCTCAGGAACGTATTCCATCTCCTGCACGTTATCAGGTGCCAGGTATACCCATGAGCCGTCCTCACGTGCTATGCCGATGAAGCCGTTAATAATCTCGGGCTGAGATCGCTTCATCAGACCTTCATGGGTTTCGCCGGTTTTGGTTTTGACTGTGATGCGGTAGATGTCGGCCATGATTTCCTGCCCGTTATATTTTTCGATTGCCATCATCAGGCGCACTCGTAAATGCGCCTTGTGATGAAAGCCGTTGTGAAAGAGACTCTCACCTCTTCTTAGGCTGCCAGCTTGTGCTGCTCTTCAATCAGAGGCTGTCGGTGATTGCGCTCGAACAGGCCGGTCAAACTCGCCTTCCTTTGCTCGAAATCCCATCCCATGGTGATGAATACCGTGTTCGCTCGCTGTAATTCGGTGATGCAGTGAATCTGCTCTGGCGTCAGGTAATCCCGAATAGGCTCTTTCTTACCTATTTCGTGATGCACTCGGAATTTAGCAGAGGTCATGCCGAGAGCGATGCGGTTAATCAGGTCAGCCTCGTTACTGAAGTGATGAGGCGCGATCTGCTTACCCTGAGATTCACGTTCATGCTTAATAGCGTCGGTCATTGGCTTGTATTCAAGGCGGGCGGCGTTGCGGTCCATCTTCTTCTTAGCCAACTCGCCACGCATCGCGAAGAATTCAGAGACCAGGCGTTTCTTGAATGCCCGGACAACTTCGTTGTTTCGCATGTAGGTGATGAGCAAAGTGGTTTGCTGTTCGTTTAGCAGTGCAATTTCCTGCTTTTGCATACCCCCATCCGTTTGAAAGGGTCGCATTTCAAATTCCACCCTTCCGAACTCTTCGAGGTCGCTTTTGTACTTCCTGATGAGTTGAATCACTGGCTTGTGATCTTTCATAACACCACTCGCGATTACAGCCGAGTTGGTGACCAGGTCTAGTTTTTTTATTTCAACTAATTGCATAGCGATTACCTTTTAGAAAGTTGAGCCTGTTCGCACAGAAAAGCCGCCCCGAGATGGTCGCCACCATATACGGCAGTTCTCAGGCTCAGCTTTCTGAAAGACTCGGGAATGTTATGCGCTGCGACGCGCGTTTTACTGCGGACATAAAAAGCCCCGCACTAGCGAGGCCGATATTGCTTTGTTGCTGATGGTGAATCTTCTTGGGGTTTGTCCAGTTACCCTTTGGCATTGCGGTAGATGGACTTAATCTCGGCGATAACCTGCTGCTGAGATTTGATTTGCTCCTCGCGGATGCGAGTTAGCTCTGATCTGTGCCTTTTCTCCTGCCGCCACATGAACAGCGTCATGATTAGCGCGCCGATACAGCCGCCGGAGATGATGTTGTAAATGGAATAACCGCTCATTTAGTGGCTTCCGTTCCGCAGTTGGCTTTCCAGCTTTTGTTGTGGGCAAGAATGGCGCGCTTGGTGCGATCATCCATGGAGAGGATGTCAGCTTCCGTTACCAAGATCGGTTTTACCCATGTGCAGGCGGTATCGATCACCTCAACTCTTGTTGAGCCACTCTGAGCGCAGCTCGTCGTCAACAGCGCTGCCAGGCATGCGGGAAACAGTGTCTTTAACATCAGATGCCTCTTTGGCGGTTGTGGTCTGGCGGTTGGCTACAGCCTTTTCGGCTTCCAGCTTAATCTCGGTTTCTCGTTCGACAGCTTTCTGCTCTGCTTTCGACTTCCCTTTCGAGCGCCCAATGCCAAAAGCCGCGGCGATAGCCATGGCGACCGCACCAACAATGCCAAGGATGAATTCAATGCTCATGGTTTATCCTCCGGCGGAATGCCTTTGTCGATTTGCTGCTCTTTGATGTCTTTATTGGCAGCAATGGATTTGGCACCGATGTAACCGGCAGTGGCAAAGCCAAAGAAAAGGCCGAAAGTGACATCGGAGAGAGTTCCCTTGTATGCCTGCCAGCTCACTACACCGCAGCAAACCAGAAACGCTATGGCGGCCTGCGTGCGGCTAAAAGAGATGTTGCCGCTTGCGCCGCGAAGCATGCTGAACGCGTCCATCAGATGATGCCTTTGTATATGTCGTAAGTACCGGTGCGCATAACATCAGCGTGACGACGGGCCCGGTTTGGGGTCTGCTTTGCCCATCTGCTATTCAGCATTCCAGAGGCTGCACCGTCGAAATCACCGTTAGCAATCATCGCCAGCGTGTTTTTGAACCCCGCGAGACCGGCAACGCCCATCTGATACGCCATGGAGTAAAGGATATCTTCGCGGGCCGGATTGCATGCCTGTAGTGCGCTGTTAATGGCAGGATTGTTTCGGCATTCCTTGATAACGTTATCAACGAATACCTGAAGCCATACGTCGCCTACAGCACGAGGAACTGTGAACGTGTAGTTACTGACCTGGGCACCTTTCGGGCCAATCTTGATGCCACATGCCACTGTTGGGTATCCCTCAGTATCGATGTACGGCTTTTCACGATAGCCTTCTTCGTAATTCAGGATCTGGATAATCTGCCTCATTTATCTTCATCCTCCTGAACGACCTGCTTCACTTTGTCCGCTGTCTTGTCAGCGGTCTGTTGTGGAAGGCTGTCGAGCTTCTGCTTGATTTCGTTTACTGTCCGATCGCGTTTTTCTGTTCGCTGCAAACTCTCTGCGCGAAACATGAAATAACCAGATGTAACCCCACCAAAAAAAATGCCGACGGCAGTAACAATCACTATCAGCCATGGTAGGCTTCGCCTCAGCAGGTTTCTAGACTCCTGCTCCGGGATCTGATTAGCTGTTCCTGTCATTTCTGTGCTCCCAGCGCTGCGCGCAAAAGCGTGACTTCCGCCGCCAGGCTTTGATTGGATTCGGTTAGGTTTTTCACCTCTTCAGTGAGGCGGTCATTCTGCTGCTTAACGAAGGAAAGCTGATTTTCGATAACTTCAAGGCGAGCGTTGGAACGGGCTAACTCTTCAAAATACTTGCGTATCTCTTCATCCCGCTCACGCAGAAGCTTACGCAGCTCCTGATTCTCTCTTTCAAGCCTGTCGAGACCACGCTCCTGCCTGTCGAGCATGTCGATTTGTTGTGTGTCGTTAGCGTTCCGGGCTCTGTTGCTAACCCAATAACGACTGAACGCCATCGCGCCAGCCAGAGCTGTGGCAACAGAGCTACCAGCGCCGATAAAAAACTCTTTGGTAAGAAACTCCATTGCCATATTGAGCTCTCCGACCGTGGTCGGCTGTGGTGTAGTTAGGAAAGGCCAGGAAGGCATCGGATGCGAGGGTTCATCTGTGATTGATTGCCTGCGGCCTAATACGAAAAAAGCCCGCCGAAGCGAGCCTTAAATATTTGGAGTGATTTGTTTGTGGTGGCCGGTGCTGAACTCCGGCTTATCGGTCCCGGCGGCAAGCGGCTTTACCCGTCTGGTGAACTCGCCTCGTGTACCAATGGGGCATTTCTTTCCGCGCATCAGCCTGCGCATTCACCACAACGGTGAGAGCACTGGCGGTGGGAGTTGAACCCACTTCGGCACGTTGTTGCTGCCCGCCTTTCCAATCGACTCTCGTCAATGCTCTTACCTGTTGTGGTAATAAAAAAGCCCCGAGCGATTAACTCAGGGCTTCCATAAAAACCACCGTAACATTCAGGCGGATTTGTAGTGTTAGGCTTATGATATTCTAGCTTTCGTCATTTTGCAAGATGCAATCGTTACCGGAATCAAACTTTGCCGGTAACTTTCGACAAAATAGCATCTGCTGCTGATTCCTCCTTTTCGAGTTCCAGAATTAATGACTCATAGAATGGCTTTACTGCCTTATCCCACACGCCAGCAGAGATAGCGTCGGTAAATTGACAGATTGCTCTGTAACATGCGGATGCTGGCAATCTTTCATACCCGCGCCCTGAGCATTGCTTGCAGGAACTCATAACCGGCACGCCCTGCTCCTCAGTCTTCTTTCTGTCCATGGCGACGCCACGCCCGCGGCATTTAACGCAGGAAGTGGAAATGACTCCTGCGCCCTTGCATTTAGTGCAGAGTGTTTCCACTACCTCCTTAGCCATCTTTGGAGGCGTATTCTTTCCACAGCCAGGGTGTTTAACGACCATCTCATTTTTTCTAAGCACGCCATGGCCTTTGCAGCAAGGGCACGTTACATGGCTTGCTGCTGAGCGGCAGTAATCCTGGTAAGCGAAAATTGCGAGCGTTTGCACAACCTTACCTTTAACATTGGTCTCAAGTTTGCGCAGGGCTGCCACCCTGTCGCAGTGCTTCATTCCATGCTGTGTCAATAACTGGATTGCTTTCCTTTTGTCGTTGTCGCTCAGGTTCATCTTGCCGCTGAAAGCACTGAACCCGAGCGATGCACGACTCTGAACCATGCCGAATGCCGCCATCACATCCGTACCCGTTAACGCCTCAGAAGCTGTTGCTCTGGGTGAGTCTGTCAACTGCGGTGACTTAGGTGAGTGAAACTTAATCGTGCTTTCGAGCCTCATGCTGCATCGCCTCCCTCTGGTTTGTTGATGCCGAGCCTGTTTTCCAACTCCTTACGCATTTCCTTTAAGCGCCGCTCGGTCTCGTGAACGTTGTTAAGCTGCCACTCAACAGCCTCAAGCATTTCCCTGTCCTTCTGGCGCTGCTGCGCTAATGAGATATTGGTTACTGTGGTCACGATGAAGTCTCCTCATGCGAGCGGGCGCTGGTCATCAGCACGCCATTAATCACTGCGTGACGCTGGGCGTTAGTGTCACCGATGTACTTTCTGACGGTATCGCGATGGCATGAAAGCTTACGGGCTACCTCACTGAGGCATCCGTTACATTCCTGAAGTAAGCGAGGAACGGTCTGAACGATAATCATGCGGCCTCCATTAACTCGGCTATATCGGGTAGCTTCCCGCCCAGCTCGGTCACCACCAAAACAAGCATTCCGCCTTTAACCGCCTGACAGCGCTTGATGCGCATATCGTCTACCTGACCGTCATCCAGCCAGAAGCCCGCACTGGTGAGTGCGTCAAAAACGGCTTTGGGTAGATTGTCCAAATCGCGTTTGCGGTTATCGGGAGGTGCTGCGTGGATGGTGATTCTGATGCGGGGTTGGATTTTGATATCTAGCTTGTGCTGCTGAATTATTTCGATTACTTCTCGTCGGTATCGCTTACCCCAATCGCTGATGTAGTGGATGCCTCTTGAGTGTCTCCAGTACTTGTTCACCGATGGCGGCCATGGAAGGACTATTCGGTATTGATTCATCGCACCGTTACCCTCCCTTCTCTCGTTAGCTTTTGCAGCGTAAGGACGATAGCGCGGTCCATTTCAGATCGCCTTTCTTCCCGGCTGAGGTCTTTGCCGTTGTCGATGCGCTCATGGCATGACGGGCATAGCGCCGCTGTTAAACTGTCGTCGACCTTCAGACCGATTCCCTTCCCTTCATTTCGGTGCGCAGCCTGAACTCCATACCGGCCACACAGAACGCAGCAATCTATTTCCCTGACTGCCTGAAGCCATTTATTGCTCCTGAATATCGTCATTTGCGATATCTCCGTTCGGGTCTCGATACACGAGCCATTCGTTGATGCACTCGCCGCATGCGTATATTTCATCCGGCTCCAGTTGCTTACTGCATCCTGCGCAGAGAGCTCTGGCTATGCTCTGCTGCTCGTAGGTTTGGGTTTGGGTGGGGTTAAGCATGTTGGCTTTCCTGCATCATGAGGAAGACGATCATGGCGGCACGGAGGGAGTTCTCATGTATAGCTCGCTTAGAATTACGGTCAGCAACTCCACGAGCGCCCCATTCGTCTTCATCGAGGTTAATGATGCTGATTCGGTTTTTAACAATAATCGGCCATGCGTCGGCGGCGTTGTTGCAGGGATTGAAGCACTCGCCGTTTGATGGCCTGTATGTGACAACATGGTACTTTGGTGTCTGCCAGATTGGTCCGCGATCAGTTAATGGTACTTCCTCGTCAAAATTATCTGCCCCTTCCGCATTCATGAAAAAATGCTCTTTCATGCCAAGAGCTATTGCAACACGGCAGTTAATTTCGAAATCACTTAACTGTGAATAGTCCATCAGTGCAGCCTCGCTGTGTTTGTGCCGTCTACTGGCTCAATGGTGATAACCAGTTCTTTGTCTTCCAGTTGCCAGGTGATTCCCTTGCCCTCTTCGCCCTCGCTCATCTGCTCGACGAAGCCCATGAGGTAATTCATCGGGATGTTCATGGCGTCCACGCCATCACCTTGCATGTCTTCCATCAAATCGGCGAAGCGCTCTGCGTACTCATATTCAGCTGTCATGTTTCCTCCTGGCGCGTTGACGCAGCCACCGGACATCAGCCAGGTGGGCCGTATACGCGAAAGTTGGGATTTGAGAGGGAGGTAATTCAGGTTTCTTCTTGCGGCGGGGTCGGACGATGAATATGCAGTTTTCCATTACAGCGACTAGGCTGCTTTTCCGTTTTCGCATTTCAGCGCCTCCAGGCATTTTCTGCCATACGCCATAAGCTCATCGCGCTCGACGGTCGTCATCCGACATTCGCCAGCTCGCGGCCATGGATGCCAGATGATGAGCATTGAACCTTTGGGGTTTCCTTCTGCCGGCTTTCCTGTGCTTGCGTTCAGAAATGAGAGCCGCCCGCCAGTAATGAATCTGACTTCATGCGCTGTCCTGATTGCCTCTTTGAACCACTGGACAGAGGTATCAGCCGGTAGAAGCATCACACAGCCAACACTGTGATCTGCATTCTCCTGCGCTGCCTTCTTAACGAAAGGCATGGGCGCGCTGTATGGTGGGTTAAGCCATGCGTAAGCCCGTCCAACTCCAATCGGCATTTTCGATAGCCAATTCGCTTCGAGAGTGTTTTCCTTTTCATCAATGAACCTGGTGCAAAGCGCATTGCTCTGGCTGGCAGCCGCATCGAGGAAAAACGGAAATTCACTGCGCAATGCCCGGTAGATTTCCGGCGGAGTTTGCCAGAGGTCTTTTATCTCAACTGGCGTATTTGATTTGTCTGTCATGCTGCCACCTTCCTTCCTGTTCGTTTTGCCCATTCAATCGCCTCCTGAGCGTCCTCGCTCCACTGGACGTCTCTCTCTGCGCCGAATGCGTAAATCAGCTCCAGAAGCTCACTGAATTCGCTTACTCGCATCTTTGAGGTCGACTGGCCGAGCACGACAAAACCTCCTTTGATGCCCGGTGCTGAGCGCTGGCCTTTGAGAGCCGCGGTGAAGATGTGCTTCCAGTCTTCGCTATCCAGCTTCATGCCATGCCAGACGACTTGCTCAGACACATCGCGCAGCGTGGCCCAAAGACGCTTGTTCTGCTCTACTGAGCGCGTCATTTCCTGAATGGTCACGATGAGAGGTCTTTCGGGGTCGGGGTTAATCTGCTGGATGGTGCGGATGGCGTTTTGCTGGACTAGCGGGGTGCGGATTTCAAACGTTTGTTTCCTCATGATGCGCCTCAATATGTGTATAGGCTATATCCTGTTCTGTATGCTGATGTGCAATTTGAATATCCAGACTGGCTTAGCTGTCGACGATATCCTTCCTCAGTTTTCCGCCACAACTCCATCAGGTCAGGGATTTGACGGCTTCTCATTTGATCGCACAGGTTCATAATGAACTTTGTTTGCTCTTCTTTAGTCATCACTCCCCCTTAACCTTGAGACCGGCGGCGCGGATGGACTCAGCAAAGCCTTCACGACCAAGCCAGTAATCGAGGACTTCCGGAATTTCGATTTCCACCGCTGCGCGGGATGCCTGCCATGCCCACCATGCGACCTGCATATCCCACGCCATGTATTCGCCATCGCCGTTCTTACAGACACGTTGGTCGATAAGGTCGCCATACTTTTGTTTTATTGCGGCTTCAAACTGCTCTCTGCTCTTATCCACGGCGCTTCTCCTCTTTAGCCAATACGAATGCGCCGCACAGCAGAATCAGCGCGTCTGTGAACATCAGGCCGTCCTGCTGAACGATGGCCGCGAACATGAAGCACATGCCTATGAAGACCAGCATTATGATGCTCATATCAGGCTCCGATTCGTGAGGTGATGAGTTTTGCGAAGGGGCTTATCGGCGCAGTCTGGTTAATCGGCTTGCGTTCAGGTGCCGGGTAATACTCGTAGCAGCGCGTTTTGCGGCCATCCGATAGCTCGGTGTGGACATACTTACGTGTCAGCTCGCCGTTCATCTCCAGCACGCGCAGGGTGTTGATGCAGTACACCGGAGATAGCCCGGTAATCTCGCTGGCCTGAATTGCAGTGAGCGCGCCGAAGGATTTCACGCAGCGGATTAGCTCGGCTCTGTGGTTAACGGAGTCGACCAGACGCCAGCGCCGGGGCTTCTGGCTTGTTCCGGTTAGCTCGCCGTCTTTCTGCATGCGGTTAAGTACGACGCGCACTGCTTCGAGGGTGTTACCTGTCCGGCGGGATATTTCGTTCGTGGTTAAAACCATCCCGACGTTCATGATGGCGAGAATTTTTGCTCGTATCGTTTTCATGGGATTGCTCCGCTCAATACCTCGCGCGACTGATTGCCGCCATGGCGATCAGCTGGCTGGTAAAGAGATATCGTTTGGTGAGTGTTTCGATGTCGATGAAGCGAGGAGTGCCGATGTAGGCAGAGATTACCTGGATGTCGTCGAGTGTTATTTGCATGGCTCAGGTGCTACCGCGAGCATGTCATTCCATGACGCTGTAACATTGTCTTCGCAATCGGCTACCACCTGGCGGCCGCAATTAAGACAGGTTGCCTCCGCGAAAGGATGAATCTTTCCGCGCATTTCCTTCGTTAGCTCAACCGGCACCAGTTTCCATCCATCCGGTACAACAGCCTTACCTGCCAGAGATTCGAACTGCTGCGATGTGGTGTCGGCTTGAGCCTGCTCTGCTTCCATCATTTGCTCATACTCAGCAATCTGTGGGTCATACGGCAGAGAGTCATCAGCAATACTGGGCGCGGGCGGTGCGGTGTAGGCGGGGATGACAACGCCGCCGAAGTCATCTTTAGATTTCATGGCATCAAGTTCACGAAAGTAAGCTCTTAGCTCGAAACCTTCCCCATCACCATAGTCAATCTGATTCAGGTAATATGCAGGCTCTGCCCGCTCCCGCTCTTTGCGCAGCGCCAGAAGCTCATCCATCGCCACAACGCCGAGGCCAAACATGTCGTACTGTTCTTTGTCTTCTACCGGGTCATAGTCCTGCTGCCAGCATTTAAATGCGTTACGCAGGTCTTTTGCTTGCTCATTGCTAATAGTGCTCATGGTTAATCCTTGTGATGTTCGGTTGGCTTAGCGCCAGTCGTTAGATTGAGAGGACTGTTTCTCGTTGCGGGCGTACTGCATCGCCGCTTCCTGCTGGTCGATGTTGACGAAGTGACCGTTTTTCCAGCCCATGTAGAATGTCTTTGGCTCGCCTGAGCGGTATTTGCCGATAATGATTTCAGCGATTCCCTTCATGTCGCTGTTCTCGTGATACACCTCATCGCGATACGGGAAGATAATCACGTCAGCATCCTGCTCAATTGCGCCAGAGTCTTTGAGGTCGGCAAGCGTCGGTCGCTTATCTGCTCTTCCTTCAACCCCTCGGTTTAGCTGCGACAGCAGAATTACCGGCACCTTGTTGCGGAGGCAAAACTGCTTCAGCTTGCGGGTGATTTCGGCGATGGCGATGTCGTTGCGCTCTGCCTTCGGCTTCTCAAGGAGCCCGAGATAGTCGATAGCGAGGAAGCTCAGGCCGCCGTCAGAGTTCAGTCGTTCAGCGTGGGCAATGCAGTCGTCTACGGTGAACGATCCGTCGATAACGTAGTTGTTTTCGTCCATTAGCGTACCGGTAGCAGTTGTCAGGCGGGTGTACTGCTCCTGAATCATGTTCAGCGGGTTACGAAGCGCGCCTACTGACAGGCCAGCACGGTCGGCAACGTGTCGCTCGACGACCTGCATGTCGGACATTTCCAGAGAGACAAACAGACCCTTACCCTTCTGCCTGCCGATTGAGTTCGCGATGTTGATGGCGAGCTCGGTTTTGCCCATGCCGGGACGTCCGGCGATTACTATCAAATCAGTGCGGTCGAACCCGCCGTACTCGTCATCCAGCGCCTGAATGCCGGTCTTGAGGTACAGTCCGGATTCTTCACCCTGCATGCGGCTCTCCAGAACATCCATGTAGTCTTCCAGCAGGTCGGCAATGCGGCGCGGCAACTTGTCGTTGGTTTCGAACTGAAGCTTTGACAGGATGCTTCCCACCTCGCCAATCCGGTCGTTGATATCGTGCGTGCCAGCCGATGCAAGAATCCCGGCCGCCCGGTTAAGCTCGGCAATTCCACGCCGCAGCATCCAGCACTGGCGCACACGCTTAGCCCATCCACGGATATTGGCAGCCGTAACGCACTTGGCCCCGACCTCAATCACCAGGTCTTTCGTACCATCAGGAACGGCAGCCTGAACAGTGAACATGTCCACCGGCTCGGCTTTGGTCAGGAGGGTGACGATTGACTGGTACATGGTGCGGAGGTGGAAATTTTCAAATGCTTCTGCGGGGAGCTTTCCGGCCACTTCACGGCAATCGATGTGATCGCCTTTCACGAGCATCGAGCCGACCAGCTGATACTCAAAATCGTAACTGTCCATCAGCTATCAGCCCCTAAAATCTGGTCGATTTTCTCCTGGCGAAGCGCGGTCTCAATTCCGTAGCGCTTGCCTTCCGGGTTCTGACCCATCGCCCACGGCGTCGGCTGGTAGCCGTGCTCCAGATAACCGTTCAGAAGCGAGTCGATATCCTTCGGCTCCCGCTTCAGCTCCTTGCACTGCTTCAGGTAAGAAACCCACAGGCGCTTGATGCCATTCTCCACCGTCGTGGTGACGCTGCGGATTTTAGGCAGTCCGAATCTTTCGGCTTTGCAGTTCCAGGTTTCTTTCAGTCTCTCACGGTCGAATACCGGAAGCTTTGAGCGAGGATTGGTGCCGGTAGCTCTCGGGTTTGTTCCGAGCTGGCGAGGTGTTAATGGCTTTTCAGAAACAACATCCGACAAGCCCACTTCGTGGGTTTGGGTAGTTTCTTTCTTTTCTTTTGTAATAGTTTCTTTTGTGTGACCCTGTTTTGGTGACAGGGCTGTCACCGTTTTGGTGACACTATTTGTCACCATTGCAGTGACATTATCACCAGAGTAGTGACACCCTTCGATTTGCCACTCACTGATTTCCTTGTTCGGCCCGATTAATTGCCCGTCACGCCTGATAACTTTCATTGCGATCAGCTCATTCTTGGCCTTGTTGACTTTCTGTCTTGGCAGCCGGGTAAGTTGAGCTAATTGGCTGTCGGAGATGCGGTCCATTTTCTTACCAAAGCCGTATGTTTTGCGACAAATGGCATGAGCAACCTTGCTCTGGTTCTTCGTTAAATCTGCGCCGATAAGCTCGTCATACAGGGCATTTGCAAGACGGGTATATCCATCTTCAATTTCTGCCACACGACGCTCCGCAGGCCGCTCTACAGGCCTTAACTGAGTTACTGTTGCGAGATTACTCATGACCTTTACCTCTGAATAACTGTTTCACCCGTTCCCACTCAGCCCGGAATCGACCAGGCTGCTTAAAACCGGACAGGTAGCGATCACGAATAATGTTTTTGTGTAATTTGTCCTGGTCAGGACTGAGTGAATTTTTCATGCGTCTTCCCACCCTGAGCTTTTCAGCCAGTCGCGGTATTCGGTCAGGATTCTCTCTGCACTTTCCGGGAGAGTTAATGCCCATTCGCAATCTGCGACCAGCTGGATGAACTCGCGGGCCTTTGTCGCATTGAACTGGGGCAAAGCCGCGCTGCGGGTGAGCTTCTTCTTACCGGCAGCTTTCGCCTTGCTCATCTGCTCAACTGCCACTGATGAGGCCTGCGCGCCATGCTCACGAGCCAGCGCGACGGCGGTAGTTGCTGCCACCTCGCCAGAGCGAACCATGCCGATCAGCTCATCACCGCACGACAGAAGCTGGAGGTGATGATCAACGTCAGCCACAGAACGCTTCACCTTCTTGGCTATCTCACCAACTTCCCATCCCTGATTTACCAGCCGCTGATAGGCTGCGGCGCGCTCCAGCGGAGACAGAGGTTTACCCTGAGAGCTGGTAACCATGAAGGCAATTCGATCGGCTTCGGTGCCAACGAAATCTTTGCACTCAAGGCGAACCACTTCATGACCTGCTTCAGTAGCCATCCTAGCGCCGTAATAGCGATGGTGACCGTCGATAACCTTGACGCCCTTGTCAGTTACTTCGACTGCCAGCGGAGGCACGAACTCACCGGCGATGAACGCATCGCGGAATTCTTCGACGTGTTGCTGGTCAATTTCGCGGACGTTGTAACCTGGTTCAATGTAGATTTCACTCAGCGGCACCAGGTACGTTTTCTTTACCGTAGTCTCAGTGCCGTTCCTGTCCTTTTGCTTGTAATGCAATGATAAAGTGCTCATAATTACTCCTGTAGAAAAACACATTAGTGTTGGCGTAACACAGTGTTATTAAGCCTCGAATGAGTTGCCGCTCATCGGGGCTTTATCTTTTGTGAGAAGCAGTGCTACCTGCTTTGCAAGATTCGATAATTCCTCGTCTTCAACTCCCCATTCCAGAATTGCCAACAGCATCGACATCTTCGGGATCATGCTGGATTTCCAACGGGTAATTTGCGACTCATCAACGCCCAGCTGCGATGCGATATTTCTCTGACCGCGAATAGCGATGCGGTTGAAAATGTTGCTGGTAATTGCGTTGGCTCTCTTGCGTGTGCTTGTAAGTTCCATTCGGTATTCTTCCTTTGTGGTTTAGATAGATACGTGCGCAGACCGTGGGGTCTGCCACTTAAATGAGTTACCGCGTTGTCGGCGGTTCAGATTGGTAAAGAGCGGGTACTGCTTATGCGGCCTGCGTATCGCGACGATTGCCAGGGAACGGCTTAAGCTCCTCAGCAGAAACTGACCCATCATCGTGGACGGTCACAGTTATGTTTCTTTTTGAATTGATAGCTTTAAATATCGCGCTTTGATAAACGCCCAGGTCACTAGCTGTTTTTGTCTGACCAAAACGGGCCGCGTAATCTTTAAGTTTCAAACGCTGCATATAGCGGTCCTCCTTATGAACATTTTCATTATCACCGCAAGAGGTAAAATAGTCAACACATGCGGTGTTAGTGATTTATTCCATGCGGTGATAAATTTGCACCATGAACACTAAAAAGAAGCCTCTCTCCGCAGAGCAGCTAGAAGACGCAAATCGTCTGAAAGCGATTTATGAAAGTAAAAAAAATGAACTGGGCCTGTCTCAGGAGTCAGTGGCGCATGCGATTGGGGTTGGTCAGTCTGCCGTGGCGGCTTTGTTAAATGGTGTAAACGCATTGAATCACAGTAATGCAGCAGCTTTGGCAAAAGTGCTTCGTGTTGGTGTTGAGGAGTTTAGCCCTTCACTTGCAGCTGATATTGCCGATATGTATGCATCATTAGGCACTGAAAAAGGTGTTAACCCTGTGTATGAGTACCCTCTGTTTACCTCTGTACAGGCAGGAGGGTTTGCTGAGGTGGGAACATATACTGCAAAAGATGCTAAGGCGTGGGTCGAAACCACCAGGAAAGCAAGCGCAAACGCTTTTTGGCTTGAGGTGAAGGGGCATTCAATGACGGCGCCTCAGGGGGTTCGCCCAAGTTTTCCGGAAGGCATGCTAATACTCGTAGACCCGGCTGAGGATGTGGAACCTGGTGACTTCTGCGTGGCGTCTATCAATGGCGACTCGGAAGTGACTTTCAAGAAATATGACCGTGATGCAGGCGTCAGTTATCTCGTTCCGTTAAACCCTGCGTACAGGGTTCTTGATTGCGATCACACCTGCCGCATCATAGGCAAGGTAGTTAAGGCTCAATGGCCCGAAGAGACGTTTGGGTAGAGACGAATCTGCGGCTGGGATGTTCAGTAGAATGCTTCAGTTAAAATTAATTTAGGAGAAAAAAATGAGTCATCCAGTTGCTTTGAATGAATTTGATTTTAACGGCAATGCCGTCAGGACTATGACCGACGATGATTCAGAAGTTTGGTTCGTAGCCAAAGACGTGGCAGATATTCTTGGCTATGCAAAGACAAGCAATATGACAGAACGCCTTGATGAAGATGAAAAGCGGACGCTGTATATTGCAGCATCCCAGAATAATCAGACACTTATAAATGAGTCTGGGCTGTACAATGCTGTTATGGGCTCTCAAAAGGATGAGGCCAAACATTTTAAAAAATGGGTTACTTCAGAGGTGCTCCCATCTATCCGCAAAACAGGCGGATATAAGATGGCTCCACAAACCTACGCTGATGCTCTTCGCCAACTGGCCGATCAGGCAGAAGCGGCAGAACGCGCTCAGATGCTGCTGGAAAAGAAAGACAGCCAGTTTAAATCCGTACGCGGCGCTTTCGGCAACCATGTAATGCAGCATAACAAATACGTTTACAGTAAAGGTGAAGGCTTTAGGCATGCTACGATTGCACACGTTAAGAGCGTGATTCCCGGGAAGTATAGCTGGCAGATGCTGGCGAACTACTGTAGCTATCATAAGCTACCAGTTGAGATCCTTACTCCGCACTACCAATCAGTCCCGCTGAACTCCTATCCCGCAGAGGCATGGATGGCGATCTACAACATCGACATCTCAAATTTCTGAACCCCATTCAAACCCGGCCACCGCGCCGGGTTTTTTATTTCCCTTTCCTTACCAGTTCCGCAGCATCCCTGTTAGCCCCCTTTCCTATAACATTCCCCGTAACCCTCCTGTTGTGCTCCAACCTTTCCACAAGGTTATCTTTGGTTATAGGCACCTGAGCAGCGACCAAATCAACCACGGCAAGTCCTATCGCATTCAGAATTAAACCCGCCTTTTCGTCATCCATATTACCTCCGAAGCTCACTTTTCGACCTTCTCAGCATATCACAGGGGATTGCGCCCGATCTTTATGCATGAAAAATGAGCAGAAAAATAAATTATCTTATAAATCATAAGCATCAACACCGCTTGTGATTTTTTATCTCCTGCGGTGTTGACTATAAAACCACTGGCGGTGATACTAAGTCCATCAGCAGGACGCTGGTAGCCAAACGGAACAAATTGGCATCGCTCTTTAACTTCGACGGTGCGCTGACAAAGCGCGAACAGATACCAAACGAAATGGGTTTGGGGTGCTGCAAGTGCAAATGACCAATCGTGAAGAGGTCATGAGCATGCGGCTGGTTACCGCCAGCACCACCAAAGCCATTTCACACGAGGACAAAGCCATGACGGTTATCCAATACGGTTCTTCAGTATCAGCTGGTAACGCTAAAACTCGCCGTCATGAGCGGCGCAGAAAGCTCGCTATCGAGCGTGACGCTATCGGCAATATCATCGACTCCATTTTAGGTTGCGAAGCTCCTGACGCTTCTCAGGAAGAATCACGCAAGCATGCAAGTCGCGTAGACCGAGCCACTTCGCTCGTAGCTCTCCGCGACAAGAAGCCGGAAGTAACCGAACGCAAGCGTAACCCGGCATACAAGAAGCCGGTTAACCACCCTACCCACTTGATTAACGCGCACCAGAAAATGCGCGGTAAATCGATTCCTGCTTATTATGACTATCAAAAGGATTAACAAAATGAACTCTGCTGAATTATCAAAAATTCTGGATGAGCACAAAGTGTGGATGACTTCGTTTGGTGAAAACGGATCTAAAGCCAACCTGTACGGTGCCAACCTGCGCGGTGCCAACCTGAGCGGTGCCAACCTGTACGGTGCCAACCTGCGCGATGCCAACCTGAGCGGTGCCAACCTGTACGGTGCCAACCTGCGCGATGCCAACCTGTACGGTGCCGACCTGTACGGTGCCGACCTGAGCGGTGCCGACCTGAGCGGTGCCGACCTGAGCGGTGCCAACCTGCGCGGTGCCGACCTGTACGGTGCCAACCTGAGCGGTGCCAACCTGCGCGATGCCAACCTGAGCGGTGCCAACCTGTACGGTGCCAACCTGTACGGTGCCAACCTGCGCGATGCCAACCTGCGCGATGCCAACCTGCGCGATGCCAACCTGCGCGATGCCAACCTGCGCGGTGCCAACCTGAGCGGTGCCAACCTGCCTGATCTCACATACGTAATCATAGGTGAGAAATACTTCATCAGCATCACGAACGGTGAATATGTGCGAGCTGGGTGCCAGAACCACACCGCAGAGGAATGGCGTAAATACAGCAAGCATGAAATTGCTGAAATGGATGGTCGTAAGGCCCTGAAGTTTTACCCACGCTTGCTGGATATTATTGATTTCTATCTTGGCAAGGGTGAAAGACCAGGCTGGTTAACCAGCAAAGAATACGCAGATGAGGCCGCAGAATAAGCGGCCTTTATTTTTGGCAGCAAGTCACTTATCTGAGGTGAGATATGGATGAGGAAGTCGAATGCGACGTATGCGGCAAAGGGATTGCTGCGGTTGCCGTTTACAGTGGCGATGGCAATGAAGAGCTGTGCCACGAATGCTATCACGACATTTACGACATTGATGATGAATGCTCGCAAGCTAAAGCCATTGGCGAGGAGGAGTGAATGGAGTGGATTAAATGTAGCGAGCGGATGCCGGAAGAAGACACCTTATGCCTTGCCATCGATGATCAGTCAATAATTTGGACTGCTCATTTCGATGATGGGATTTTAATGCCAGATATTGCTGGATTCCACATTCCAGAATTTACCCACTGGATGCCACTCCCTGCCCCGCCAGCTGAATAGCAGCCGATATCCGATTCATGGAGTCGGTTATCTTATGCAATCCGCATCATAACCAAGACAGGAGAGAAGATAACTGTCCTGGTTAAATGGAGAAATAACCATTGTTGTCTGTTCGCCCTCTCCGGAGGGCTTTTTTTTCGCCTGCATATCAACAAGGCTGCTTATTAGCGCGGCCTTTTCGCTATGCCCACTTAACCGTAAGGAATCCCACCATGATGCAATTATCGCTATCGGGTGGCGGCATCATGTCCGCCTATTACCAGACCGAATCCGAATTATCCAAACGCTTTCGCCGCCTTATTCGTGCGGCTCGCAAACAACTGGAGGCGTTATGCCACATGTAAATCACCACGCTTTGCGGGCAGCGCAGAGCAAGGCGGTTATTGCCAGATTCCTGGGTGATGCCGGGATGTGGTTGCAGGCCAATCAGCAGATGAAGGCAGCGATGAGCATGCCATGGTACCGGAGGCAGCAATGAAGTTTAACTTTCGCGATATGACCGACGAGCAATTCGCCCGCCTTTGCCGCGATATCTTCCCCTCACCTGATAAGCAGGAGTCCGAACATGACAACCAATCCTCCCCGTCTCGCGTCGACGATTGCGATCAGCAAGATATGGCGTGAAGCATATATCAAGATGGCGCTCGAATACCGCCGCGCTGGCGACCGCAGGGAGAAAAAACTTGCACTGCTCGCGGCACAACTTGAGCGCATGAACGTTCGTGAATTACTCGGCCCTGCGCCGTTCTGAGGTTTCTATGAGCAAAGAGTTTTATGCACGTCTGGCAAAAATACAGGCCCACCTTAACGCGCCGAAAAACCAGTACAACTCATTCGGCAAATACAAATACCGCAGCTGCGAGGACATTCTGGAAGGTGTTAAGCCGCTTCTGGATGGGCTGTTTCTCTCAATAAGCGATGAAATCGTGCTTATTGGTGATCGCCATTATGTGAAGGCCGTGGCAACCATTACTGATGGCGAGAGCAGCCACACCGCCACTGCAATGGCCCGCGAGGAGGAAAGCAAAAAAGGAATGGACGCAGCGCAGGTTACCGGTGCGACAAGTTCATATGCTCGCAAGTACTGTCTGAATGGACTCTTTGGCATTGATGACGCAAAGGATGCGGATACTGACGAGCATAAACAGCAGCAAGCCAGGCAGGTAAGCAACGCTCCGTCTAAACAGCCAGCTTCGCCAGAGCAGGTTTTAAAAGCATTTACTGAGGCCGCGTCAGCAAAAAATAGCGTCGCAGAGCTTAAGGGTGCTTTCGCTAAGGCGTGGAAGATGCTGGAAGGCACGCCTGAGCAGCAAAAGGCTCAGGACATTTACAACATTCGCAAAGATGAACTTGAAGGGATGGAAGCGTAATGGCGCACTCAATAACAGTAAAACTCAACAAGCCAGCCAGGGAGTTTCAGGCAGGCGAAAGCATCGGATTCAATGTCCGCGCAGGCGTTCAGTATTACGACAGGCAGTCCAAGAAAAAGGAGTGGACGAACTACAGCGCCGCTGTGTTTGCCAGGCCGGGTCCTCAAGCGGATTACTACCGCAGCGTGTTGGTTGAAGGCTCTATCGTGGAGTTGACCGGCGACAGCATTAAGGTTGATGTTTACCAGGGAAACAATGGGCAAACCATCACGCTTGAGCTTCAGAATGCGAAAGTAGGCTTCGCTTCGTCAGGCCAGCAGCAGTCATCGCAAACAACATCTGGCGCAGAACAGTTCGACGATTCAATCCCCTTCTGATTTAACCCAATAAGGCCAACCAAATGCCATCACCTCTTCCTGGGGCGGGATACGCACGCCCGCCAAAACGTTCCGGCACCAAAGAAGAGGTGCTGGCGCGCATCAAGGCACACCTGCAAGAGACGCTGGGACGCCAGTACGAAACCGAGAGCAAGGAAGCTCGAATGACACGCCAGGCTGATGCGCTGGCTGACCGGCAGCTTTGGGACGACAACCTGGCAGTATCGTTTATGCCCGGATTCGTCACCACCGGCCCTCGCCGCCCTGAAGAAACAGATAACCGTATGCGCCGATTCCTGGGTCGCTACGGTCACGTTCGTAGCGATTAAGGAGTCAATCATGATTACACATGACCCGCTTATCACCCCAAGCGAGCTGGCCGCTCGCGTCAAATCTCAGCCGATGCCGAGCCGCGAGGAGCTCATGAAGCGCAACAGCTTCGGCTCTGTGAATAACAACAAATACCTCAACCGCTGGCTGCGTAAAGGCGGTGCCGCATGAACAGAGCATCACCGATTGATTTAAGAAGAGGGCTTGAAGCAGCCCGTGAGTTGGCAAACATCGGTATACGGTTTGTTCCAATTCCCGCAGCAACTGATGAAGATTTTCAAGCCCTTTCCGCCGAGCTTTCCCGGAGGCTTGAGGCTATGGCTATTGAGGCTGAAAAAACGGAGGGTGGTGCCGCATGAAGACCCACTTCTACAGCCCCACTCTAGATCGAGAAATGCCCGAATGGATGCGCGCCGAATACCACTCGGATGACCTGCGGGGAACGCTGTGTGGCTATATGCGCCGCACAACGACAAATCGCGAGTTAGTGACCTGCTTGCGTTGCCAGAAACTGATGCAGAAGCAGGAGCGTACCGCATGAATGACACAGCAAAACTGAAAGCGGCGGCTGAGAAAGCACGCTGGGGCGACTGGTCTGCATATAAGCCGCATAGTGGGGCGCGCGGATACGAGGTGCGCGTTGGTAGTGAGGCAGTTGCGCAGCATTGCCTGAAAGACGACGCAGCGTTTATTGCTGAAGCAAGCCCAAAGGCTGTTCTCTGCCTGATAGCAGCGCTGGAAGCCGCAAAAAAAGAAGCGACTCAGTGGAAAGAGGCCGTTGAGGCTTTCTGCGCTGATGACTCTGACTGGCACAAACTAACCACGTCCAACAACGAATTGATCTCTCAACTTTCGTTTGTGCTGTGCAAACAAGCTGATCGCATCGCTGAACTGGAGGCATGCGCATCTAATCTGCAAGTCAACAGGCCAGTGGTTTATGGTGATGGATTTTATGACGGATATTGGAAGGCTCGCAGCGAACAATCCATGTCAAGCGAGGATGAAAATCATGGTTAAAGTTGGCGAGTCTGATTTTTACAGCGCCGTTTCCAAGATGAACGTACATCCTCACAGTGAGAGTAAATTTACTGAATGGGAAGACCTGCGCACAAGGCAAATTATCGGTCGTTCAACGCGAGGGTATCTTGGAACGTTAGCGGAGAAAGAAGAATTTTTCTTAACTGAAAAATTAGCCGCCGCCGCTGGCATCAATCTTGAGACAGGGGGTGAGGCGTGAGCGTAGAACTGGTCGATAAACGCCGTCCGTGCGAGCGAATCGCCGGGCTCGGCCTGGCTAACGGCACGTGGTTTGCGGTGCTGGATATTCCTGGCATGGAGAAACTGGTCAACCAGCAACACACCAACGACCCGCTGGATGTGACGCCGGCCAAAGCCAAAAAGATGGCGGCCCTCGTTGAAGCGTGGACGCCGCCGAATGGATGGTCTGGAAGTGAGTCCGAAAAGATGAAGGGCTTCATCGTCGAGTTCCTTCGAGATTGCAACGGTTTCAGGAGCTACTAACTCATGACATTCACCAAAGAACAGCTGATCGCAGCAGCTCATGGGCGCATCGATTTTGCCAATATGATGCTTTCAGATAACCCAGAGCCTCTCAAAGAGCGCACGTGGTCTATCGAACTGGAGCTGGCGCGTATCGCTCTCTCGGCGCTGCGGGAGCGGGCGGAGCCTGTTTATCAGGTGCAGGCCATGGACTGGCACGACGTTGAAAAATACCTCTACGATGAAGCGCTAGATCGCGGTATCAGATGCCGAGTGCTCTACACCGCACCGCCCGCGCCGGTTGTGCCGAAAATCGACCGTAAAGCAATTTGCAACAAAGCCCACTGGCTATGCGCGCGTTCGCCTGGCGCAACGTTCTACAACGCTGCCGAGTTCGCGTTAGACGAAGTGATGGAGCTGCTCGCGCCGCCTTCGCCGGTTGTGCCTGAGGGCCTGCGAATAGCTTTAAGTAATGCTGGCATCGCAGCGCCGGAGTCTGATGAGATGCTGTGGGCTTCACAGCAAGACTATATCCAGATGTTGGTTACATGGGTGAAAGACAGGAAGCCCTTCAAGCCCGCGTCGGTTTTGCCTGTGGATGTGATCGCTGCGCTGCGAAATGTGGCAAAGATTCGCCTCGACTTTAACGACTTCGACGGCGACAGGCGAGGAATGGCTGATTGTCTTGGCGAAGCAGAAGAGGCTTTGATCGAAGTGGTCAACCGCCGCGCCGCCATGATCGCAGCACCGGGCAAGAATTGACAGCCCGCCCACCTCAATTTACTGTATATAAATACAGTTGTTGGGGTGCGTCATGAGCAAAGACTCGGACTATCTGATTATCTATCGCGGCGAGATACATCACCGCATTACGCCTGGTCGGTGGGTGCTCATTCAGCGCGCACGCGAATACGGCGGCGGGTGGTGGCTAGGGAAAGCATACGATGATGTGTTTATGCTGGAGTTCGAGAAGCCAAGTTCTATGGCTGTGGCGACGGAGTACATCATGTCGCATGGAAGGATGAGCACATTCACGCCGTGGGACGATGAATTTAAGTTAACACCATGACCCGCTTCGGCGGGTTTTTTATTGGAGAAAAGATATGAGAGAACTACGCGACGACACGCTCATTGACCTGAAATTCATCATGGCTGATACTGGTTTCGGCAAAACCTTCATCTATGACAGAATCAAAGACGGCACCCTGCCAAAACCTCAGAAAATTCACGGACGGTCACGTTGGCTATATCGTGACCATCAGGCATTCAAAAACAAACTCATCTCCCGCCACAATGGGTAA